ATGGCCGCGAGAGGCGGCGCGCCGCCGGGGGGCTACTCCCCCAGGTCGCGCTGGGCGCGCTGGCAAACGGCCAGGCGGCCGCCGGCCACGCTCGGCGCGGTGAGGTGCCCGTCGCGCACGAGCCGCCGCACTGCGTCGACGACGGCACGGTGGCTGGCGCGGTAGTCGTCGAACGCGACGACAGCCTCGGGTGCGAGGTAGGGCCGCCATGCGTGGAAGTCGGTCAGCACGGCGTCGTAGGTGTGCTCCCCGTCGACGTACAGCAGCCCGATCGTCGGGCCGTCGTAGTCGTGGGCGGCGTCAGCACTGAACGCCCGCACGAGCGTCACGTGCGGCAGCTCGGCGACGGCGCGCTGAGCGATCATCATGTTGTCGATGCCGTAGTTCGCGGCGCTCTCGGAGCCGCTGGCGTACGCGCCTTCAAGTCCCCATGTGTCGACGCCGTAGACGTGCGCGCTGGCGCGCAGCGCGATCGTGCGCAGCGAGCCGCCGCGATAGACGCCGACCTCGACGATCGCCTGGTCGGCTGGCACAGCAGCGGCCAGCTCGGCGAGCGCGTCGAGCGCCTGCTTGTTGCTGAACGTCTTGATGCCGTCGACCTCGATCACTACGCACTCCACCGTCTCTCAGTCACAAACGTGACGCCGGTCCGCCACGTGGGCGGCTTGTCTGACTTGTCCCGGTTGCACTTGCGGTGTGCCGGGCCGAGGTTGTCGAGCGTGTCCTCGCCGCCGAGCGCCAGGGGGGTGATGTGGTCGATCGTGAAGCTGAGCGGGTCTAGGTGGTGTGCTTGGTAGTCGATCGGCTCGCCGCAGACGTGGCAGGGCGGTTCACCCTTAGCAATGATGCGCCGGTGACGATCGCGCCGAGCTGTGTTGCGGCCGGCCACGATTCACCAGCGCAGTGGCTCGTATTTGGCCCGTACGTGGTCCTCGGGGCGCTTCTCTCCGGTCGTGTCGCGCTCGCCCCAATGGAACGGCTCGTATTTGTCCGTAGGCGCGTCGAACGGCTTCGCCGGTACAAACACCTCGGGCAGCCGTGCAGAGCTGTCTACAGAGCCGCTGGGCGGCTCTACGGCCGGTTTCTGATCGAACGGGCTCGGCAGGATCGCCAGGGCCTCGTCGACCGCGTCGCTGGCGGCCTGGCCCTCGTCGTCGATCAGCTCGGCGTCGTCGGCCGCCGGGGTGGTCTCGTCGGGCATGTTGGGCCTTCCACGCGAAACGCCCCGGCCAGATCGGCTCGGGGCGCTTTTGGACATAGTTGTGCTACTGCGTTGATCAGTCTAACAGCGCGCCCATACCACACGATCGAACGCAAACGCAGAAACGCCCCGCCAGCTCGGCGGGGCGCTCGCGGCGGCCTGGCGGCCTCAGTCGCCGGGATTGGCGGCCTCGACGACCTCGACCTTGACGCGCTGCAGGATGGTCTGTCGCTGGCCCTTGTACTCGCCGTAACCCTTCACGGTGCCGGTCAGCTTGACGCGGTCGCCGCGATCGAGCCCGTACAGGTTCAGGCCGGTGCCGGTGCTCTTGATGACGCGGCCGTCGTCGAGCTTGAAGATGACCAGCTTCACGAGGTCGGTGCCGTAGCCGGTGAAGCTGGCGCGCTCGAACGAGGTCGAGACCTGAACCGTGGCCTCGATATTGCGCACGCGCTCGCCGACCTCGCCGACGACCTCGTTGTTGAGGGCGGCGCGGCGGGCCTGCTCGCGGTGGGCTTCCTCCCAGGCTTCCTCCCACTCGCGGCGCTGGCGCTCGGCCTCGGCGGCCTCGGCGGCGGCCTGCATCTCGGCGCGGAGCTGGTCGCCGTACTCGCGCCACAGCGCGTCCTCTTTGGCCTGGCGGCGCAGCGTCGACACCGCGTTGCTGCGCTCGACCTTGCCCGCGCCGAGGCAGTTGAAGCAGGTGCCGGCGGCCTGGCCGAGCGAGGTCCACCAGCGGTAGACGCCGGAACCGCCGCAGCGGCAGCACACGTCGTTGTAGTAGATGCGATCCCGGCCGTTCTTGCCGGGGTACGGGTCGACGTAGGTCGACAGCTCGAACTTGCGGCCCTGGTAGGTGATCGTCGTGTTGCTCATGTAGGGCAGTCTACATGGGTGTGTAGGGCTGTCAACACGGAAACGGAAACGCCCCGCCGGTGTCGACGGGGCGCTCGTGGGGCGGCTCACTTCGTCTTGTGCTTCCGCATCTTGCCGGTGCTGGTGATCGTCACCCGCTCGCCGCAGTGCGAGCACACGCCGTAATTGCCTGCGGCGTAGCCCATGCGGGCGGTCTCGCGCGGGTAGTCCCACGTGCCGCTGCCGGGGCACTGGTCGGCCGCCGGGGCCTTGCCGCGCGTCCACTCGACCGGGGCGCTCGGGAAGCACTTCGTGCAGAGCATCGCGCCGTGCGCCTCGACAGCCTCGGCCTCGGTCTCACCCGACAGCTCGGGCAGCCAGCCGATCCGCGTCGTCGGGCGCAGCGAGCTGCAGCCGGTCCAGCGGTGAATGTGGCCATCGGGCACGAGGAAGAATCGCGGCCAGCCCTTGTAGTTGGCGGCCTCGTGCTCGTTGATCGCATCCTGCGCGGCGCGCAGCTCGGCGGCCGCCTGGTCGAACGCCTCGACGGCCTTGCGGGCCGGTTCGCGCAACCACGGCTTGTCCTCCGATCCGGCGGCCACGTCGAGCGCCTTCTCGCGGGCCTCGTCGGTGCTCATCCCCCAGACCGACACGCTGCGGCTCAGCCAGCGCTTCTTGTCGCCAGCCTCGTGGTGCATCGCGTCGAGCGCGCGATCGTAGCGCGCGCCAGCGGCGTAGCGGGCCTCGGTCAGCTCGGCCAGCTTGGCGTCGGCGGCCTTGGCCTCGTCCTTGGCCCAGGTGGCGGTGGTGTTCATACGGGGCTCCTATCCCTCGGTGGTGGTCGGTATGTAGGGCAGTCTACACGCGCGTGTAGACGTGTCAACACGCCCCAGTCAGCAGGCGCGACGCGACGGCGCGCTGGTAGCCGATCCCCGGCGCGTCGGCGAACAGGTCGACCTGCTTGGCCTCACCGGCCAGCGCGACAGCCTCAGCGAGCCGCTGAGCGTACGCACGCGGCAACAGGGTGGTGATGCGCGCGCCGGGCGCGTCCAGGCCGCGAGCGCGCAACTGAGCGGCCAGCTCGGCCGCGCCGATACAACCCGCGTCGCCCATCTTCACGTTGTACGGCGCGACGACCGTGTCGAGGTCGAGCAGACCGTGCAGCGCCGACAGGATCAGCACCCGGCCGCCGGGGCCAGCCTGAGCACGAGCCGCGCGCAGCATCAGCCGGAAATTGGCGCTCGTGTACAGCTCGGCAGCCGGGGCGGGCTCGTCGAGCTTGGCAGCCGCGCAAGCGATCACGGTCACCTCAGCCGGGGCGGCCGGATCGAGGTCGAGGGCGAGCTGCTCGGCAGCGGCCGGGGCCACGACCGGGGCCTCGACGACCTCGGCGGCAGCGGCGACGGGCTCGGCGGCGTCGCCGTCCTGGTCCTCGACGACCTCGGCGTCGTCGATGCGGGCGGCCGCCAGGCGCGCGTCGCGCATCGTGTCGAAACGCAGCTCGACGCCGAGAATCTGGCCGAGCGGCGTCGCCTTGAGGTACCAGACGCCGTCGAGCTGGAACAGCCGGAAGCTGTAGGCCACGCCGGCCGCGCGGTAGATGGTCACGCCGGTCTTGCTGCTGGTGTCCTTGGTGAACACGAGGGCGGTTTCGGTGGCTGCGATCTCGGTCATGTAGGGCACTCTACACGATCGTGTAGGTCAGTCAACACAGAAACGCCCCGCCAGCTCGGCGGGGCGCTCCGTGGTGCAGCTCGGCTACTTGATCGTGACCTCGTACGCGATCGCGCCATCCGGCCCGATCAGCTCCCAGTGATCGCCGATCTTCAACCCGCGATCCTCGGCGAACACCCACAGCGCGTGAACGGCCTCGAAACCGTCACCGTGAGCGGACACGACGACCGGATCGCCGCCAGCCGCCGGGGTGATCGTCAGCACCACCTGGCGCGGCTCAGGCTCGGGCTCGGGCGGTCGGCACTGCTTGAAGTGCGGCATCGTCCACGAGCTGCCGCGCGCACCGTAGAACCGATCAGCCAGGTAGTAGCGCCCGGCCTTGTTCTGAAGCCATTCCAGCCCGTCGCGGCCGCACTTCTTGCACTTCGCCACGGTCACGCCTCCCCGTCGATCAGCCAGCGGTCGACGACGACCCGGCGGCCGTCGCGCACCTCGTCAGTGTGCGCCACGTGGAACTTACCGCCGTGGTCGGCCGGTCGCGTGCAGGCGAACCCGCGCGGGCTGATTTCCATGCACTCGGTCAATTCCATCGGTCCAGCTCCTTTCACAGCTCGCCGCGAATCTCGGCGTCGTAGTGGCAGAACGACACTTCGGCCACGTCCTCGAAGTCGAAGCCCAGCGCGTCGCACAGGTGGCGCAGATCGCCGAGCAAGTCCGTCACGGCCGTTTCCAGCTCGCCGGGGTCGCCGACCCGGCGCACGTACGCAACGAGCGCCTCGGCGGCGAATCCGGCCCGCGCGCCGTTGTCGGCCTGCGGATCGTCGTAGGTGATGCTCGACGACGGCAGCGCGGCCAGGTCGTCGATCGTCTCGGCGTCGAGCCGAGCGGCGCGGTAGGTGGTTTCTTCGGTCATCGTGGGCTCCTATCTCGTGTCGATTGGATCAGCGGGCGAACTGGCTGGCCTTGGTGGCGATCACGTGCACCTCGCCGTCGCGGGTGCGCGGCACGAACGTCTCGCCGAAACGGTGCACGGCGTTCGCGCCACCCCGCACCAGGGCCTCGTAGTTGCTGCGCGACAGGCGATCACCGGCGGCGCTGTGCTCGTCGTAGACCTTGCGCACGAAGCTGTCCAGCTCGCGGCGGTCCTGCACCTCGGGCGCGTAGTGGACGATCATTCGGGGCTCCTTCCTCGTTGCGGTCGATCTGTAGATCACTCTACACGAGTGTGTAGACATGTCAACACGAAAAATGCCCCGCCGGTGTCGACGGGGCGCAGCTCACGCGGGCTCAGCCTCAGTGATGGACAACCGCCGGACACCGGGCAGAAAACACGCCTCAACGCGCCAGCGGCCGAACACCAGCCGCGCCCCGGCCCGATCGGCCTCGACCAACCACGGCACATCAGCAGCGGTGCGGCCAGTCACCCGCAACGCGGTGACAGCAGAAGAATCGGTCATGTTCGGTGGGCTCCTATCCCTCGGGTCGATTCAGTCGGGCAGCCGAAAAATGCGGCGACCCTCAGCGGTCAGCCGAGTGTGCTCATTGACGCGGATCATCAGATCGCCGTCGCGCGGCTCACGCGGCCGATACGCCCAACCGCCGAGCTTCGACAAGCCCGGCGTCGGCGGCAACGCCGGGTCGTACTCGACAACCAGACCCTTGTCCCGCAGTCGCTTCCAGAAGCTGCGCAACCGGCGCATGTTGTCGGCCGTGATGCCATCCTCGCCGACAACGAACCACTCGGCGTGATCGCGCAGCCGCCGGGCAGGTGACGCCTCGCCCTGCCCATAGATGCAGTCAAACGGCCAGTGCTCGCGCAGCACCTGCTCGCGCGGCGTCAGGCGGCCGTTGTACGTCTGCTTGTGCCAGCTCACGGCCTGGCGGCTCACGCCGAACAGTCGAGCAATGTCGGACTGATTGAGGCCCTGTTGTTTCAGAGCGTCAATCACACCGACCGACAGGCCCGGCCGATTGTCCTTGCGGGGTCGCCGCACTGTGGTGTACCCCGCTCGAACTGGTACAAGTCGTACGACCCGTTGGTCTTCGCGACCAGCTGCCAGTTTGTCCGAGCGGTGCATCGCCCCGTACTCGGTCTCGAACCACTCCCCGCTCATCGCTTCCTCTCCCCCGGGTGTCCGGTCCAGTCGATCAGGCTGTTGTAGCCGAGCCCGAACGGGTAGTACCAGCCGTTCTCCATTCGCTTGATGATGAGTTCAAGCGCTTCGCCGGTTCTCACAGCCCGACCGCTTTCGTGATCGATCAAGAACATTCCTCCTATCTGTCGGGGCCCGCTCAAACGTTGGCGGCCTGGCGGCGGTACATGGCAGCGGTGCGGTTCATCGCCTCGGCGCGGTTGGTCAGCGCCTCGGCCTCAACCGGGTCGCCAGCGTCGAGCGCGGCGCGGGCCTCGGCCAGCAGCCGGTCGACGGCCGCCTCGGCTTTGTTGGCCGTGCGGATCAGATCGGCCTCGCGCTCGTCGGCCGTGCGGTCGAGACCGAGAATGCGGTTCAGCATCACGGTCTCGCGGTTGATCGCGGCGAGCTGCTCGGGCGTGCGGTTCATGGCGGGGCTCCTATCCCTCGGTGGTCGGATTACTTGGACAGACGGGCGGCCTGCTCGGCGTGGCCCTGGGTGTACTCGACGCGGCGGCGCTCGGCTTCCTCGGCGAAAAGCATCTGCTCAAGCTCCTTGTGGTCGTACATTCCTGGCTCCTGCCTCTCGGTGGTGGTCGGTATGTAGGGCAGTCTACACGTACGTGTAGACGTGTCAACACAGAAGCGCCCCGTCGCGATGACGGGGCGCTTCTGGCGGTCAGAACAGACCGAGCTGCTGGCCTCTCGGCATCGGCCGCGACCAGTCGATCGTCGACCGCTGCGCCGCCACAGCCGCCGGGCGGGCAACCGGCTTCGGCGTCGGCGCGGGCCGGGCCGCCGGGCGGGCAGCGTTGCGCGCCCACGTGATCGGGCTGCCAGCCTTGGTGCAGCGGCAGCGCCAGCCGCGCAGATTCTTCGGCTGCCGGTAGCGCGCGAACTGCTTGCCGTGCCCGCACGTACCCACCCACGGCGCGGTGTGGTCGAAGTGCTCAAAGCAACGCTTCCCGTCGCCGCCCAGCTCGCGGTGCTTGCGCGCCCACACGGCATCATGCCCGTGGTCGGGACCGACCAGCGCGTGCGCCAACTCGTGCGTGATGGTGTTCATCGTCTCGGCGTAGGTGCGCTGCACCATCAGCGGTTTCGACAGGCTGATTGTTCGCGTCGTGTAGCGGCACTGCCCGGCGCGGCGTCGCGCATTGTCAAACGTCACCGTCCACCCGGTCAGACCGTGCTTGCGGATCAGCTCGGTAGCGATACGGCGGGCCTCGGCTTGAGTCATGTTCGTGTCGGTCATGTAGGGCACTCTACACAAACGTGTAGGGCTGTCAACACGCAGTGCTACGCATCCGGCCGCCAACCATCCGGCGCGGCCGCGACAGCCTCCCACACATGAAAAACCACCGAGTCGTAACCGAAATCGCGCGGAACCACCAACTCCCACTCCGTGCTCATCGCGTCCCGCCTGGTGCCCTCGAACACCTTCCGCACACACGACGGCACCAACCAGAACTCACCGCACGCCCGCGCGAACTCCGTCATCGCGTGATGCTCGATCGTGTCCCGGCCGAAGTGAGCGAACGCCTCCTTAGCCGTCGTCAGCACCACACGCACCTTCTCGCCGACCTTCTCGCCGACCGCACCCACATGCGGCACACCCGGCTCGCCGTACGGGTTGCGCTTCACCACATACTCGACCAGCCGCGTCTGCAGCTCCGCGCCCTCACCCAACAAGTCACGCGGATCAGCCCAACCGCCAACCTGCGCGGGCATGTCGCGCACCTCACCGGCCAGCGGCCCGTCGAGAAACCGAATCAACGTCACCGCAGCACCTTCCCCTCGGGCAACGCCAACGCCAACGCACGCCGCCGCTCAGCCACGACCTCGGTCACAACCTGAGCGGCCGCCTCCCCATCCGTAATCGGCGCGCCACGCCACCACGCGACAGCCTTCTTGTTCCTCACCGCACGCTCGAACAACTCACGCGCATAAGCCTTCTGCGCCTCATCCACGAGCTGCTCCATCACCCTGCTACCTCCTGGTGTTGCCGCCGGGCACGCCGGCGCTTGCGCGGCCGATCAGCGTCGGCCTGGTCCTCGTCGTCATCACACGCGATCGCCGCCCGCACATCGCTGTACGCATACAGCGGCGTCGAGCCCTCCTGGCGGCGCAGATTCCGCGTCCCGTCCTTGTGCAGGAACATGCGCGGCGGCACCCGATTCACGCGGTAGTAGAACGTCGAACGCGGCACATTCACACCCAGCCAACGAAACAACCGCAACAGATCAGCCGCGCTCTTAGGCTCGTCGTCGACGTGCTGCAACAGCCGCTCGCGCAGCAGCTCCACATCAAACACCGCGCGGCAACGGCGACACTGCACCATCCGCTCGTCAGCCTCCGCGCGCAAATCCATGCCGCACCGCTCGCCGTCGTCCAGCTCATTCGGGCAAGGGCCGCAGTACAAATCGGGCGGCCGATTAATCACCCGCGACGCCTGCCTGTTGAACCTGTCCGCATCAGCGATCATCCGCGCCGCGCCGTCGACAGCCATCAACCCGGCCACGTCCCGCGCGATCGCATGACAGTAAGCCGCCGGGGAGAACGGTGCCCGGCCATCCACACCGAGCACCTCACCGGCCCACGAAGCCGTCGCCCTGGTCACCTCAGCCAGCAGCTCGGCCGCGCGCTGATTCAACGGCAACGGTGCCGGGCCACCCGACGCCGACCGGCCAGGCCGGCCCATCTTCGCCTGCCCGTAAGCCTGCTCAGCCAGGCGCTGCGCGAACCAGTCCAAACCCGGCTCGTCATCCTGCCCAACCAGCAACCGGCGCAGCCGCTTCGCGCACTTCCAGCACACGACCAGCTCGGCGCGGCCACCGCAGCTCCTGCACTCCGTCGCCATCCGGCGCTCCCCTCTCCCGATCCCCTACTTGACGAGCTGCACCCGGCGGTACGGCCCGAAATTGCGCAGCATGTCCACATCACCCGGCGCGTCACCCAGCTCGGCCCACAGCCGCGCGCCACGATCGGCGAACTGCCAGCGGCCGTTGCGATGCCGGTACAAGTCGCCGTCCCGATCGCGGAACGTGCCCGGCACACCATCCAGCGGCAGCGCCGGAATGCCCATGAAACCGACCGCGTCGACAACCGTGCCCTCGGCGTACTCCCCGGCCTCGTCGTCGTCCTTGAGCAGCAGCGTTTCGTGACCCGGCTTGAACACCGTCTGCCAGTCGCTGCTGTCGTCGACCGTCACGCCCACGCCGAGCGGCGCGCGCTGCAGCGGCCGGAACCGGCGCACGCCCTGGTCCTCGACGACCTCGGCGAGCTGCCCGGTGCGCTTGTGCCGCACGATCGTCCCGACCGGCTGATCGGTCTCCGAGCGCCGCCGGGCATTGATCGCGTCGAGCGCCGCGTCGAGCACAACGTCGGCCGACACGACGACCTTGTCGAGCACCTTGTCGACAGCGGCCTCGGCGGCCTCCCGCTCGTCATCCGTGAGCGTCAACTCGTCGGTCATCCCTGCACTACCTCCTGGTGTTGCGCCAGCACACGGCGTGCCGGCGGATTGACTAGCGCGACGATCGCCCGCGCTAGGGCTTGGACGCTGTACCGGCCCAACACGATGCGGTTGCACGTCGTGCAAGCCAGGCAGCGCACACACTCGGGACAACCGACATCAGGCGCGTGATCGCAACCCGGCCGGTTGTGCTCGTGGTCGACCGCGAGCTTCTTGCTCTTGCCCGTCGCGTGCTGGCAGATGAAGCAGCGGCCACCCTGCGCCTCATACAGCGCCTGGTACTGCTCCGGTGTCAGCCCAAAATTCCGCTCAACATGGCGCTCGTGCGCACGCTGCCGCCGGGCCTTCCTCACCGCGCGCCAATGCGTCACACACCGCTTCCCCGGCACCGGGTTCCCCTCGGCGTCCAGCGCCGGTTTACGCACCGTCGTGATCCCCTCGGCGATGCAGTCCTTACACACAACCTCAGCCACGTCGACCTCCCTCAGAACGGGCACTCATCCGGTGTTGGCGGGTACAGCCGGGCGCGTAAATCGCCCCGGTCATCCAGAAGCGCGGGCGGCCACACAAAGCCGCAGCGATGCACCGTGAACAGGTGCCGGTCCTCGGGCAGCCCCTTGCGGATATGCACCGTCCACCGCCGATGCGCCCGCGCCGGCCGCCGGGTTGACGACTCATCAATCGAATACGTCGGCAGACCAGCCAGCAGCGCGATCGTCTCCCCCAGCAAAGACAAGTGCGCCGGGTCGAGCAGCGTCATCGTCCCAGTGACGTAGCCCGCGAGCACCGCGCCGCCGCACTTCCGGCAGCGGCTCGGCTTCATCTGCGTGTCGATCAGAAAGTCGTCGGAAGTCAACACCCGACGCTCAACCCGCTTACCCACAGACAACCACCGCCACAGTTAGCTGGGGGACATGAGGGGACATGAGGGGACATTTCCCTACATATCCCCTGAGATTCACCCGACGAGACACCTCGACCTGGGAAAACACCCGCAGAACACTGCGAGCAGTTATATGCCGCAATTTAATGTCCCCAAATGTCCCCACCGCAGGTAGAGGCATGTTTTTCATGTCCCCTGACATGTCCCCAAAATGTCCCCACATGTCCCCATCACTCCCGCTCAGAGGGGACATGAGACGGACTTTGCTGAGCAGCGTGATCGGCGAACGAATACGGCCGCCACTCATCCTTGAGCCGCAGCGACCGATACACCCGCTGCCCGCGATACTTCGAGCTGACGATCCCGAACCGCGCCTTGAGCTGCTTACCGAACTGCTTCGCGTTCAGCTCAGGCTCACCATTCCGATGCGCCCACCGCGCGTAAGCCTTAGCAACATCCCCGGTGGTGTCCTTCCCGGCGGGCACACCGAGCCGCTCACAGCACTCATCGAGGAACCGCGCCAGCGCGTCCTCCTGCTCGGCGTACTCGCTCGTCGCCTCGGTCACCTCATCGGGAGCCGACAACCCCTGCGCCAGCACGCGCACCGCGCCGGCCACGATCCACGCCAAGATCGCCGGGCCTTCCTGCTCCACGAGCTGCTGCGCCAGACCCTCCACCCGGCGGTCAGCGGGCACCGTGCGCGTGAACGGCACCAGCCGCATACGACGCCAGAACGAATCGCCACCCGACGCCACCTCGGGCTGATAGTTGCCCGCGAGCATCAACAGATGCGACGGCCGGAAATCGAAATGGTCCTGCCGCATGAACCGGCCGGTGAGCTTGTCGCCGCCGGTGAGCATCTTCATGCGCGCCTCGTCGAACGTGCTGTCAGCGTTAATCTCCGAGCACACGACCAACCGAGCGCCACGCAGCCGCGCAATCTCCGTCTCATGCTTCTCAGCCCGCCCGGCAAGCAGGAACGTCGCCGGTGCCGTGATCGCGTAGTCGCCGAGCACCTCGGCGAACACGTCCAACATGACGCTCTTGCCGTTCGCGCCCGAACCGAACAGGAACGGCAGCACGTGCTCGCGCACCTCGCCGATCGCGGCCAGCCCGGCCAACTCCTGCATGTACGCGGTCAGCGACACGTTGCCCTCGCCGAACGTGTCTTGCAGGAACCGCGACCAGCGCGGCGCAACCTGTCCCGGTGCGTAGCCGACGCCGGTCACCTTCGTGTGCCAGCCTCCGGGATCGGGGCCGAGCAGCTTGCCGGTGCGGAGGTCGACAACACCGTCCGGTGTGTTCAGCTTGTACGGGTCGCCGTCGAGGTCGTCGACGCGGACCTGCAGCGCGGGCTGGTTCTGCGCCTGCGTAATCATGGCCTGCTGCTTGGCCGTCGACAGGCTCTGGTGCTTCCACTTCGCCAGCGCCTCGCTGTCTCCCGGCCGGATGCTCTCGACGGTCTCGCGGGCGGCCTGCCAGGCCGGTGCGTTCGTCGGGTGCATCTCCCACCGCGCGCCGTCCCACTGCAGCCAGCGACCCATGTCGGGGCAGTAGCGGACACGGTCGGCGTGCCGAGCGACGAGCCGGTCAGCATTACCGGCGTCGGTCATCTGCCACGGCGTCAGCACGGTCGGGCCGCTGTCGTCCTGCGGGGCCGCCGGGCCGCCGGGCTGCGGCGCGGTGTCGGCCGGGCTCGGGCCGCCGGGCGGCATATCAGCCGGGCCAGCCGTGTTTGCGCTGGTCACAGGCTCGCCGCTCGATCCGGCCGCGGCCGGCGCAGCAGTCGGGTCACTGTCGCGCAAGTGCATGTGGCCGCCGACCTCGGACACGAGGTGCGCCTCGGTCATCGAGGCCGCCCACCGAACGCTCTCGGGCACAGCTTCGTCGACCTCGCGGTGCTTCACCGGGCGCGGGTCGCCGCCGATGCCCTGCTCGCACAGCTCGGTGAACCGCAGCTCGATCACCCGGCGGCCCTCGCGGTGCAGTTCCTCGGTCAGGCAGCCGCGCCGGTGGAACGCGGCCAGGCGGGTGAGCTGCGCCAGCATCCACTGGTGCCGACCCTTCGGCGGTACGTCGGTCCTCCACGACTTGATCGCCTCGACGGCGTACCGGCACGGTGTGTCGGAGTAGCGCCAGTCGCGCGGCGTCGACACCAGCTCGGCGTCGCGGCTCCGGTCGAGCAGGTCGCCCTCGGTCTCGACGATGCCCTGATCGGTCAGCACCTCGTCGATCTGCGCCACGGTCAGCGGGCCGCCCGGCGATACCTCGGCGACGACCGGGATCGGCTCGCCCTTGACGTTGAAGCTGCCCGGCACGCGGAGCTGGCGGGCCAGCTCGTGAACGTTGTCGGCCTTCGCGCCGTGCGCCTCGGCCACCCGGTCGACCAGCCGACGCCAGCGGCGCAGCAGCGCGGCCGCTTTGACGTGCCCTTGCTCGGGGCCGAGCTGGCCGTCTTCGATCGGCCAATACGGTTGCAGGCCGTGCCCGGTGCGCACGATCGCCGATGGTGCGGTGCCGAGCATTGCCGACAGGTCGGTGATGATCGCCCGCGCGGTCTCGTAGCTGTCGCACCCGCCGGGCTTCACGTCCAGGTCGACGAACAGCGCCGCGAGCCGCGTCACGTCGGCCGCGTTGCCGCGCCCCTTCTCGCCTTCCTCGCGCCGCCGGGTCGGGTTGACGCCGAAGTACACATTACGGTCGCTCATCCGGCAGAGTGCGTCAGCAACGCGCGCGGCGTGGTCAGCGCCGACGACGCTCGACTGTGCGTTGCCGTCCCGGTCGACGGTCAACAGGCTGACGTACTCACCTCCCCCAAAGTTGAGGGCTTCCAACAGGTCTGAGAAATTCACTCGTCTGTCCTCACGTCGTCGTGTGGGACGAGCGGCAGGCAGGGGCTCGCGGATAGGAGGACACGAGCCGCACCTGCCCACCGCCCGCCGGTCATTGCGCTGCGGCTCCGAACAGGTCCACGTCGAACAGCGGATCGTGCTGCGCCTCAACGGCTTCACGCTCCGCGCGCTCGGCTGCGGCCTTGCTGAGGTTGTCCCGGTGCCGCCGCGAGCAGCTCTGGCACAGCGCGATGAGATTCACGTCGGTGTCGCCCTGCAGCTCGTCGACCCGGTCGACGATGAGCGACACCATGACCTTGCGGCCGTCGATCGCGTCATAGCCGTGCTTGTTGGGGCAGCGCGGATCGCCGTCGATGCCGTAGCGCCGGTGCCGCTTACCGCACAGGCCGTCGCACTCGCAGCGCCCGCCGGCGCGGGTCTCGATGATCCACTCCTGCAGCGCCAGCAGCCGCATGTCGGTCCTACGCGCCACGGCGCACCACCTCCCGGTCGTCGACCTCGGCGTACTCGATCGCGCGCTGCTGGGCGGCGTCGAGCGCCTCGATCGCCCGGCGGTACAGGCGGTCCTGGTTACCGAGCCGGTGCCACGAACGCTTGCGCTTGCAGCCCTTGCCCTTCTGCCGGTGTCCCATCAGCTCGCAACCTCCGTCGTGATCTGCGCCAGGCGCTTCGGGTGAGTGAGTGACAGATCGAGGTAGGCGGCGTTCAGCTCGATGCCGACGTAGCGGCGGCCGAGGTTGAGAGCCACCAGACCCGTTGTGCCGGAACCGTGGAACGGGTCGAGCACTGTGCCGCCGGGCTTGCACCCGGCCAAGATGCAGCGGCGCGGCAGCTCCTGCGGGAACGTGGCGAAGTGCGCGCCAGGGAACGGCGTCGTCGGGATCGTCCACACATCGCCGGGGTTGCGGCCCCGGCTGTCGTCCGGTTTCCACTCGGACGCAACACTGTTCGCCTTGTTGACCCGGCCGCTGCGTGCCCGGCGGCTGGCAGCCCGGTCACCGTCGTACTTGACGCGGATCGGGTCGAGATCGAACCAGTAGCTCGACTGCTTGACGAACAGGAACACGTGCTCGTAGCGGCCGGTGAGCCGGTCGCGGCTCGACTGCGGGATCGCGTTGGGCTTCTGCCACACAACGTCGTTGCGCAGAATCCAACCGTCGTCCTGCAGCGCCAGCGCCACGCGCCACGGCATACCGAGCAGGTTCTTGCCCTTGTAGGTGTCGCCGAGGTTCAGCCACAGGGTGCCGTCGTCGGCCAGGACGCGGCGCAGCTCGCCGAACAGCTTCCGCAGCTTCTCGACGTACTCGGCCGGGGTCGCCTCGATGCCGTACTGGCCGGGCTGCCCGTAGTTGCGCAGACCAAAGTACGGCGGCGACGTGACGATGCTGTCGACGCTGCCGCTCGCCAGTCCATCGGCCACCGTGTAGGCGTCGCCGTGGTACAGCGTCATGCGGCTGTCGGCGTAGTAGACGGTCACGCTGCCATCGCCTTCGCCAGGGCTTCCAGCCGGTCGAGCCGGAAGTCGCACCAGCGGTCCACGCTGCCGTCAGGGATGCGGGCCTCGACGACCGGCGCAATGCCAAAGCCGTTGGCCTTGAGCTGGTCTAACGTGTCGGGGTCGTTGTCGAGGCGCACCTCCTTGAACGGGATGCCGCGCTTGTTGAGGAACCGCTTGGTCAGGTTGCACTTCTGGCACTGCGGTCCAGTGGTGTAGACGGTCACGGCCGCCGCTGTCATGCTGTGTTCACTCCTTATTCGGTTATCTGGCTGGGTGAGGGGTGAGCCCCCGGCGGCGGCGTCGCGCTGGCTGCCAACCTGTCGACGCCGCTCGCCGGGGAGACTCGTTACTGCTGGCCGCCCTGCAACTGCTTGAGGGCTTCCAGAGCCTCGGGCGGCAGGTTCTCCAACCCGGCCGGAACACCAGCAGCCGGTGCCGGGGCCACCGCGGCCGGCGCGGGAGCCACAGCAGCAGCGGCCGGGGCGGGAGCCGGAGCCACAGCGGCCGGGGCCGCCGCGACAGCCTGAGTCACCGCAGTGGGCTGCGCCTGCGCCCCGTTGAAGAACTGCGCCGCCGGGGCGGGCGGGGTGTAGCGAGCCGCGAACTGCTTCGGCGGGTTCAGGCGCGGGTTCTTCTGCTCCCCGTCGTGCGTGTAGGTCACGTACAGCTCGCCGCCGACCTCGGGCTGCTGCTTCCCGGCGGCCTTGAGCGCCTGGCCGATGGCGTACTTCATCGCGCCCTTGACGAACAGGCGGCGCTGGCCGTCGTCGTCAGGCACCTCGGGGTCGCGCAGATCGGTCTGCACCGTAATGACCATCTGCATACGCGGGTTGCCGTCGTCGTAGACCAGCGGCGCACCAGTGTCGTAGTCACGCTGCTGCTCGATCGTCGGCTCGGCGACGATCTTGCCGCCGACCGTGTCGCCAATGGCGTTGAACTTCGCTGACGGGACTCCACTGCCGAAGAAACCGGCGAGATCGCTCATCTCGATTCTCCTGATTCACTCGATTTACATTGCGTGCCCGGTTGTTTCACCACCGCCGGGCCGGTGGGGTCTAGGTGCCGTCGTAGTAGTCGTCGACGGGCTCGGGACAGTCACGCTCGTACTCGATGGCCTCGATCCGGCGCTGGCAGTACGCGCAGTCCTCGCCGGGGCAGTAGTGGCTGCTCATGCGTCACCGCCGAGGAACCACAGCGGCCGGTACAGGTTGGCGAACTGCATCGCCAGCGCGGCCCGCTCGCCGAACATCGCGGCCACCATCTCGGGCGGGAACGAGTCGAGCTTGATACGGAACTTCATTTGACGGCGTTCCTGCGCCCGCACGACCTGCTTCCCCCACTCCGGCACATCGCCGCCGGGGCGGGTGAGCTGCGGGCCGTCACCGGCGACCGTGCCGACCGGGTGAAAACCGCTCGGCTCGGCGGGCTTTGCGGGTCCGACGATCCTCATGCGCACTCACCTCGGTGCTGGGTCCAGCACAGCGTGCAAACCGGCACGTTCGTCCAGTTCACGTCGACGGCCGGGTCGCCGAGGCAGTCACCGGCCACGGCGTGAACCGTCGCCCGGTCGTCGGTCAGCCGGATGAGGTCGCCCTCGTCGAACGCCTCCCCGCACGTCTCACACTTGCCGGGGTACTTGGCTCGGAATGGCTTGCTGTAGTTCACCTGTCGGCTCCTGCGAACGCGGCCAGGGCTTCGGCCCCGGTGATGAACGCGGCCACCGTGCGGTAGCGAATGCCTGCCGCGCCGCGACTCTGCACCTGCCAGCGGCCGTTGCGCTTCCTGATCCGGTAACGAGGCTTCATCACTCGGCACCTCCCGCACAGGCGTGCGGCCGCATCAACGGATCGGGACGCGGCGACCAGAAAGGGCAGTATTCGCAGTTCCCGGTGGTCTTGGGGATGAGCGCGATTCTCTCGGGGTGCTGGTCGAGGTCGAGGTCGTTCAGCAACAGGATGATGTTGTCGAGCTTGGCCAGAATCTCGTCGACCGTCGCGTCGCTGTACGGCTCGGACCACACGAACGAGTTCGACAGGAAACCGCCGCGCGGGATAAACCAGATCGCCACGCGCTCAACGGGAAATCCTTCGTTGCGGTAGCCGCGCCCGTACAGGTGAGCTTGTGCCCGGTACTGCACGGACGGGCCGTGCTTCTTGTACTCGGCGCACTTCGTCGAGCCGGGGAACTTCAAGTCGATAACCGTGTTCGTCCACGTGTCGAACAGGTCGCACGTACCCGACAGGCCGCCGCGCACCGTCACCTGGCGCTCGGAGAACCAGCGGCCGATCGGCTGGCCGTTGTGGAACGTGCATCGCTTCGTGGCGTGCTCGCCGTTGGCGGCCGCGTCCTCGGCGGCCTCGCGGATGATCCGCAGGTTGTCCAGCTCGATCGCCTGCTCGAATCGGGAGTGCCCGGCGGTGCCGAGCCAGCTCGGCAGCGGGTCGCCCTCTGGGTTGATCCGGTCGAGTTCGAGCAGACCGGCCGCGAGCCGCCGGGCGCACTGGTGCCCGACCTCGGACGGGCCGAGCGCCTTCTGCATGTTGCGTGGCGTGTTGACGTAGTGATGCCGGATAACGGCTTTCAGGTCGGCCAGCAGCGCTTTGTCGGCGGCCACCTGGGCGGGCTCGTCGACCATATCGTCGGCGAAAAATGCTGCGGCCGTGCTCACGCCGTCATCCCCTTGACCCACAGGCGGCTGATCCACTTCACCGGCCGTTTGGCGGCCTTCTCGACGGCGGCCACCGGGGCGGGGTCGTCGAGCAGGTCGAGGTCGACGTTGATCGTCGCCAGCTCGACGCCGAGCACGTTGAGTCGGATCGTGACGTTCATCAGCGGCTCCTGTTCTGTTCGGCCCACAGGGTCAACCGCCGGAAGCACGACGCCGTGATACGGGCGTCGCCGAGCGCGGTGTGCCGCTCGTAGTTGTCGACCTCGCCGATCGGCACCATGAAGTCGACCTTTTCGATCACGGCGTCGAGGCCGGGCAGCTCGGTCGGGTTGAGGCCGAGCACGCCGGCCGCGTAGGCGGCCAGGTCGGCCAGGCGGTGATGCCACACCCGGCCGACGACGGGCTGGGAACCGACCGATGCGTAGGCGGGCGGTGTAACCCGCGCTTGGGCAACGAGGTTCGAGTCGAACGCCGGATTGCTGCCGCCGAACGTGTTGCCCTTGAGCATCGTCGCCAGCTCGTCGAAAGCGTCGGCGGTGTCGGCCGGGCTCAGCATCTCGCGGTACACGGCGCGCTCGTAGTAGCGGTTGATCCGCAGCGCGTCCGGTTGCGCCTTGGCGAGCTGCTCGCCGCTCACGTACGGAACGAAAGCCAGCTCGTCGCCGGTCTCGACGTTGACCGCAGCGATTTCGAGGATCGCGGCGTCGTCGTGCAATCCCGTTGTCTCGCAGTCGACGACGATCAGTTGCCTGCTCACTGGTAAGCCTCCATGACGCCGAGCGAGAACAGAACGACCGCGAGCACGAACAGCCAGATCACGGCCAGGCGGGCGATCATCAGAGCACCTCGAACCGGCGCGACTCGGTCACGGTCTTGCACTCGGCCAGCACCTCGGGGTGCAGGCTGGCGAGCAGCTTCTGATCCAGCCGGTTCGACTTCACGAACTTGTTGCGCACGACGGGCTGGCCGTCAATCGTGCCTTCCTCGGCGTCGCCGAGAGCTTCCTCGACGACCGCGCGGGCGGCCTTCTCGATCTCTGAGAGCTTCGCTTTTTCGGCCTTGACGTGGCGCAGCAGCTCGACGTGCTGCCGCACATGAGAGAGGTCAGTCATTGCCGTAGGTCTCCTATCTCTGTCAGGTGGGAAACACTACATGTTGTGTCCCCGGTCGCCGGGAACCCCAATATGTAGTTGTCGGCGGGTCGCTAGGCTCGCCACCAGTCCTTGCCGAGAGTCGGCTCGCACTGCTTGAAAATCCGGCGCACGATGCCGCCGGGCAGGTCTCCGGTGGGGTGTCGGCCGATCGGCACCAGGACGCCGTCGAGCCGGTAGAGGGCATGGTTGCTGCCCTCCCGCTCCAGCTCGAACGACGCCCCGGCAGCCTTGGCGGCCTTGCCGATCTTGGTGAGCACCTGGCTCCGCTTCACCGGGCCACCGCCGCGCCGGTAATGGCCTGCTGCACAACGTGAGCCAGTGCGAACCCGGTCAGCGGCTGCACCGCGCGGTTCAGCTCGTCGATCGCCTTCCCGGCGGCCTGCGCGCGGTCGGCGGTCTGCTCGATCCGCAGATAGTTGATGTTCGCCATCGTGTACATCTCGGCCAGCTCGGCCGCGAAGTCGATTTCGTGCGCGAAACCTTGAGCAAGATCATTAGATTCGCCACGTCGAGCCCGTTCAGCTCGGTGCCGATGTAGGCCGACCACAGCCCGGCGATCCGGTCGAACGATTCGCTCGGGTTGCCGTACTGCTGCTCGCGGTCGCCGAAGATCAGCCGCTGCGCCTCCTGCAGCACGTTCTCGGGAACCGGCACCGGGTCGCCCGGCAGCCACCGATTGAACGTCACGGACAGATCGCCCGCGTCGCCGAGCAACTGCGCCGCCTTTGAATCGTCGTCCCGCCACATCGTCGGGTCTCCTGCCTCGGTCACGCTGCGCCTCCTAGAAAGTCGTCGAGCTTGGTCGGCGGCACGCCGTCAGCGGTCGCCTTGGTGGGGATGAGTTGCGCCATGCCGGAGGGGATGCCGCCCTTGGCGCGGTGATCGTTGTTGTCGGCCAAACCGGCCACCCAGCCGAGCAATTCGTTCTTGCTCGCCTCGTCGACCGGAACCATCGCCGCGAGCGCCACAGCGAGCGCCTGCAGCTCGTAGCGGTTCATCTTGGTGAGGTCGTGCCACAGCTCGGCCGGGCATTCCTCATGCACGCGCTGCGCCACGTCGACGGCCTGGTCGATGATCGCCGAGCAGCGCGACGCATGAGCGCCGCCGCCGCCGAACGTGATCCGCGTGTAGCGCATCCCGGCGGCCTCGGCGATCTGCCCGGCGACTGCGCTCGTCGTCGGCCGCAGCAGCAGCGCCACCCGCATGACAGCCTCGCGGGTGAACCAGCCGCCGTCCTCGGGGCTGTACCCGGCGTCGAGCAGCTCCTGGCGGTGCGTGCGCAGAATGTTGCGCAGCGCCTGCGGCACGATCCGCAGCACCGAGCACAGCTCGTCGGTGGTGACGATCTGCGTCGTGATGCCGAAGTCGTCGAGCACCTCAGTGTTGCGGGCCATCACGTTGCGGCGCTGCCGCTTCTGCTGCGCGGGCCGCGTCTCGGTCTTGTACTTGTCGCGCAACAAGACTCATTTCCTCCTGTTGATCTTGCGGGAGCGCCGGGCGGCGCGGTTGCGTGCGCGGCGGCGCTGCTTCTCGGCCGCCGGCACGGTGCCCGCGTAGATGTGCGACAGGTTCTGCAGGCCGCCGAGCACGGCCAGCTCGAAGCCGCCGGGCGTGCGGGCGGGCTTCTCGTACATGACGTGCTGCGGCTCGGCGGGCTCGACGAGGGTGTGCGCTTCGTCGATGCGGGTCACGTTGGCCTCCATCACGCGACCTCCGTCCCGGCCGGGGCGTGCTCGATGCAGTACGCGCCGATGCTCGCGCCAACGAACGAACCTGCCTGCTCGACAGTCCAGTAGCCGTCACCGGCCTGGACGATCGTCAGCATCACGGTGCCGAGACCGACGCCCATGTCGAGCGCGTCGCACACGGTGTGCGCCAGGTCGACCGCGCCGGCGGGGTTGTTGTACGGCACGCCTTCCTTGTTCAGTGCCGCGATGAAAAGGTCGTCCATCGTGGTGGCCGACGACGGGCTCGCGCCGTAGATCGCGGCACCAGCGACCAGGCCGCCGAGACCGGCCAGCGCCAACAAGCGACGGGTGGTGTTCTTAGACATGTGTTGTGTTCCTTACTGATTCGATCCGCTCACCCGGCAGCAGCCGGGCAAGCATGGTGGGGGTGTTCTTTCCGTTTGGGCGGTAGTAGCTGCAGGACCAGACGCCAGCGACGTTCTCGGCGTTGTGCATCCAGATCGGGCGGTCGGGCTCGAACGTGAACGTCAGCCGCCGCCCCATCGTGGTGGTGACCTCGAACGTCGACCGGCCACCGGCGTACAACTCGTCGTCGATGCCGGGGCCGCGAAAGTGCAGACCCTCGTTGCTGTTGACGGGATGCACGATCAGGTCGCACGCCAATGTCACTGCTGCTCACCCGCATTCGCGTTGCCGACGACCGGCCAGCTCCGAACCTGCTCGTCGCAGCCGTAGACCTTCTCGTTGCCGCTGGGGAACATCAGCACCCAGCGGCCGCCCTGGCGCTGCGCCCACGTGCCCATCGGCGACATGCGCAGCTCGCCCTCGGCGGGGTCGACGACCTCGCTGCGCACCCGGTTGACAGCCGCCACGGCGGCGACCAGCGCGCCGTACGCCGTGATGCCCTCGGCCAGGTGCGCGTCGAGCGCCCGAGCGCCCGCGTTCAATTCGTCATGTGACAGAACGATCCGGCTCACAGTTGCACTCCGATCGCAACGCCGATCAGCACGTCGGCGGCCAGCAGGCACACGAGGCCGAAAGCGGTTTTGGCGCGGTTGATCCGGCGCTGCTGATCGCAGCGGCGCGTGTGGTGCGTGGCGCAGCCGACGCAGTACGGGGCCGGGCTCAGCGTCGGCCGTATACTTCTCGGTGACATTCGAGGGGCTCCTATCCATCTCGATTTGTCGACCGGCCCTCGTTCACAGCGGGGGCCGGTTCTCTTTCCACCAGGCGATGAGCGCCTGGTTGTTCAGGGCCGCGATCGCGGCGTCGCGGCAGTCGCGCAGATAAACCAGCTCGGCGATCAGGCGGTCGCGCTCGTCGAGCACCCGGTTGCGCTCGGCGACTGCGTCGTCGCGCTCGTCGCGGAACTTGCGGGCGTCGGCCTGCGCGGCGTGGAGGGCTCGGTTCGCTTCTTCGAGCTGCAGCCGAAGGCTCGCCAGCTCGTCGCCGCCGGGCATGGGGTCACCCGGCCTCGTCGGCGGGCAGCTCCCCGGCCCAACGGCGAAGCTCGTCGACCGGGATCAGCACCTTGCGTCCGTGCTTGCGGCCGATTAGCCGACCGGCGCGGCGCTCGTTGTCGATTTCGGCGACCGACAGCGACAGCATCCGAGCGGCCTCGTCGCGGGTCACGAGAATCTGATCGGTCATCTCGCCGATGCCCTGACGGTCTCGACGATGGTTGCGGGGTTAGCTCCGAGGCAGCCGACGAGTTGCGCCAACACAACCGTCGTGACTTTGCCCGACCAGTCCGCGTTGAACAGGTTGTAGGCAGTTGCGCGGCTGATTCCGATTGCTTCGGCCAGCTCGGCGCGATCGTGAATCTTGTTGCGTCGTAGGAGTTTTGAGATTGCGTCCGGCTTCCAGCGGAGTTCGTAGGTTTGGGGGCCTGGCATGGATACGAAGGTACAACACTGTGTCCAGAAATGTGGACACGTTTCTTGAAGTATAGACAGCGTGTCGCCAACAATCCTTGAATCACTGCACGTCATTCCGGTTGCTTTGTCCAGAAATCTGGACTATGTTGTGCCCATGACAGACAGCCAGGATGCCGGTCGGGGGCTAGACACTGTGCTGTCGTACCTCGCCCGTAGGCGGGTTACGGCCAAAGAGATCGCCGAGGTGCTGGGCATCTCCCGCTCGGCCTACTACCAGCAGCGCGACGAGGACCGACTCATCACTGCCGATAATTTGATCCGCGCAGCGCGCGGGTTGGGTATAAATGAGGTCGATTTGCTCGTCCGCTACGGTGTGGTTTCCCAGCAATCCGCGATCGAGTACGTCGAGCAACTCCGTCAAGCCCAGACCGGGACACCGGCACTTGAGCCACGCCCCGAACGCGGCGACGACGAGTTGAGGCATCGCCCCAACACACCGCCGCTCTAGCAGCGGCACACAGGGTGGCGCAGCGTGTGGGAACGCGGACAGACACTCACGCTCGTGTTTCAGTGCCTGGCGATCGTGCTCATCGCGCCGACCGGGCCGGACATCGGTCGAGTGCTGAAACACTTCACCGGCGTCGGCTACCTCGACGTGTACCTCGGGCACGTCCTCTACATCAGCGCAGCCGTCGCCATGCTGGCGAACGTGATGAGCCGCGTCATCAGCACGCGCGGCCTACAGGACCGCATGAAGCGACACGTCGAAACTGTTGCGCCACCGGCGATTGCGCTCATGTTCGCGTGCCTCGTGCTCAGCGACAACGTCGACAAATACTGCTGCATCATGTTCAACGTGCCAGCCGACTTCTGGCTCACCGCCTACTGGCTCATCGGCGCGTTCACGCTCGGCTACCTGCTGGCCTACATCATTCGGTGCCTGCGCATCGTGCGCGCCCAAGACCCACGCTCACGCTCGACGGCGACCTGGCAGCTCGTCGCCATGTACATCCTGTCAGCCGCGAACGTGTGGGTGCCGATCCGCTCCAACGTGCGGGCGCTGCAGGAGGCGCTGCCGCAAGCGCCAATCATCTGGACGCTCACCGGCATCAGCGCCGTGCTGCTCGTCATCGCGGCAGTGCGGAGCTGGCAGCAGAAAACCCGCTCGTTCACGAAGCTGTGGAACGCCATCCACCACCAGCCGAAGCAGCCGCGCCGACGCGAACGCGGCGACGACCGGCCACCCGCCGCTAACTCAGCAGCCGAGTGAGCTGCCCGGCGGCCTGGCGCGCCAACGTCAGGTCCACGTGCTGATAGCCGCGCGTCACGATCACGTCGCTGTGGCCCAGGATCGCCGACACCACATGCGCGTCGACCCCGGCGGCCAGCAGCAGCGTCGCCGTCGTGTGCCGCGCCGAGTGCAGCGGCACCGGGTCGACACCGGCCGCCGCGAGCAGAACCCGCCAAGCGTGCAGATCGTCACGCGGCCCGATCGGGCGGCCATCGGGGTAATGCCACACGAGGTTGTGCGGATTCGGCCCCGGCCGCTTCGCGTGCTCGACGAGCATCAGCCGCAACGGCTCAGCCAGCGGAACGATCCGAGTGCCGGCGCGAGTCTTCGGCCGGGTGAACGCCAGCGAGCGATGCACGACCTTGTGCTCGAAACCGGCGGGCAGCTCCCACCGCCGCGACGGGCACCAGCCTGGCCGCACGCGGCCGCACGGCCACTCGCCGTCGTCGTCGGGCTCACCGCAGCCATGCACGTGCTGCAACTGCTGCAACTGCCACGCGAGGTCGATCGTCCCGGCGTCGAGGTCGACCCGGTCCCACGTGAGGCCGAGCAGCTCGGCCTGCCGCGCCCCGGTCAGAAACGCCGCCGCCCACCGCGTCGCCAGGTGCGGCCCGGCGGCCGGCTCGAGGTCGATCGCCGTGCGGATGATGTGCCGCGCCTGGTCGACAGTCAGCGCCTCACGCTGGCGCGGCGTGTGCCGAGGCTTCCGCACGATCGCCGCGACGTTGCGGTAGACCAAGCCCCGGCGCTCGGCCTCTTTCAGCGCCTGCGACAGCGTCTGGTGCGCCTTCTGCGCCGACTTCGTCGACCTGGCCGCCACGGCGCGCAGCATCTTCTCCACGTCGTCGAGGGTGAGCTTGTCGAGCCGCCGATCGCCGATGTGCGGCTTGATGTAGAGCCGGATGCTCTGCTCGTGGTGCCGCCGTGTGGTGGGGCGCACGTGCGGCCCGTGAATGTCGAGCCACTGATCGAGCCACGCGCCGAGCGTCATCGTCGGCGACGAGCTGACGCGGCCCTCAGCAACGTCATTGCGGAGCTTGCGCAGCTTCTCGGCGGCCACCGCCTTATCGCGGCTGTAGACCACTCGCCGTCGTCGCCGACCATCGGCTGTAGGAACGTCTACACGGCCGACCCACATGCCATCGGCGCGCTTGAACAGACCGCCCTCGCCGGGCGCGCGTCGCTTCGTTCCCATGCCCGCGACTGTACCCACAGGTGTACCCAAGCCGGTACTCCTACCAAGCACTACACAGCACTACGGGGTAGCGTGACCTGGTGTTTTAGCTGGTCGACACGCCGAGGCGACGAACTTTTAATCCGCCGATCCTGGCGCAAATCCCCGCAAAACCGCAGGTCAGAGGCACCGTGCTCGTCGAGGTGTACCCAAACCTGTACCCAACCGCCCCGTCCAGCTCGGGTACAGTGCCGGCCTGCACCCAACGAGCAAAGGATTGGAGCCAGCGATGAAGTCCCTCACCGCGCTTTCAGCCGCCGTCGCCGCAATGGCAGCGATCGGCCTGTCGGCGTGCGCGCCGTCGACGACGGCCGGATCGGAGCCCACCGAGGCCGCCGCAGCAGCAGCAGGCAGCGACACGGCCGCGCCAGCGGGCAGCTCGGTGCGCGACGGCAAATTCGAGTTCACCGTCGTCAGCGTCGAGCGCGCAAAGTCCGTCACCGACCCGACCGGCAACCCGTTCATGACCGTCGAGGCGCAAGGTGAGTTCATCGTCGTCACGCTCACCGTCAAGAACATCGGCGACGAGGCCCGCTCGTTCTCGGGCACCAACCAAACCCTGCTCGACCGCGACGGCCGCGAGTACGACGCCAACAGCGAAGCCGACATGTGGATGAACCCCGGCACCGGCGACATAAACCCCGGCAACCAGATCGAGGCCCGCGTCGCGTTCGACGTGCCGCCGGGCACCCAGCCCGCCGAGCTGCGGCTGCACGACTCGCCGTTCTCCGGTGGCGCGCGCCTGGCGCTGTAGCCACCCGCATAGACGAAACCGCCCACCTAGCCGAGGGGGATAGGTGGGCGGTTTCCTTTATCCTGTGAACGCTGCGGTCGACGGCCGGTAAGGGTGGCTCACTCCTCGCGCGCCTCGACGAGCCCGCGCAGCGTCGGGTGGTCGACACAGTTCGACTCAGAGAACAGCTCGGCGCACGACGAGTAGTGCGTCGGGTCGTCGTCGAGCTGCCACTCGCCGGTGCGCTTATCCCACGAGCCGTGCTGGTGGTCGACCGTCACGAAGTCGAACACGTAGCCGCCGTGCGCCCAGGCCCGCACGATCGCCAGCCCGGTCGACCGCTCAATGCGCCGCCGGGAACGATCCGAGAGCCGCTGCGCGCTCACGACGTCGTCTCCCGCGCCCGCACGTAGTCGCCCCGGTGCCAGCGGCCGCACTCCCACGTGACGCCGTCCGAGGTGTAGATCGTGCCGTCGTTGGCGCACCGCTCGCACTCATAGGTCACCCGGTAGCCGACCGTGACCTCGCGCTGGCGACTCGTGTCGGCCACGTAGACGCCGTGCGGGTTGGTGCATCCGGCGGGCGGGTTGTTCTCGTCGTAGGTGCCGTCAGCCAGCGCCGCCCGGCACGCCGGGTTGCTGCACCCGGCGGCATTCGGCGCGGACAGCACCGTGTCGGCGTCGACCGACTGCGCGATCATCCGCTCGCCGCACTCGACACACTTCCACGTCTCGTTGTCGATCCGGTGATGCTGGCAGCTCGGGTTATCCATCGGCCAATTCTCCCTCGATCACGGTCGGCCAGTCGTGACTCGGCGTAATGTCCTCGCCGTCGTCGTTCCCCCACTCGGACAGCAGCAGCGCCGTCGTGTGCTCCAAGTCGCGGCAGCTCGTCGGCGACAGCCGGGCGTGGCCCTCCATCACCCAGTTGCCGTGAGTGAAGTGCTTGATCGTCGCCGGGACGACGTACAGGTTCGGGTGGTCGCTCGCCCCGGTCTCCCCCGCGATCAGCACCGGCATGTCGTCGGGCAGCTCGGCGATCGCCCGTTTCAGCTCCCCGACGTTCATGCGACGTTCTGCCTCGTGCGCGCGATCCTATGCACCGTCTTGATCCGCTCGGGGTAGAACGAGCGCCACTGCTCATGCCCGGCCGGGCCGCCGATGAAGTCGAGCACCTGGCGTCCCGTCGACGTGGTCGACGCCTTCACGAACCGGAACCGACCACGCTCGCCGCGAACCGACACCTCGGTGCCCGGCGTCAGCACTTTGCCGTGAACGCGCACCTCGCCGCACAGCTCACACGCTGCGCCGGCCGCGGCCGACAGCACCCGCTGCCGCGCTTCCTTGAACGATGTTGTCGACATAGAGGGGCTCCTATTCCCTGTCTCGTGGTTGTCAGCTACTGCGTGTGCGCCGCTTGCCCTGCCAGTCGCGCAGCGTCATCCGGTCGATGCCGAGCTTCTCGGCGACTGTCTTCTCAAACTCCCCGGCCGCGATCGCCGCGAGCGCGACACCTCGCGCCGCCGCCATCTCCAACCGCAGTTGCTCCCGCGCCTGCGCCAGCGTCTCGGCGACGGTCTCGACCGTGATCGAGCCAGTCGCGTACAGCCGCGCCAGCTCGATCGCCCGGTCCCGCTCAGCCTTATTCTCGGGGCCGGGGTAGGCGTCCCGAATCTTGGTCAGCGTGTCCTGCGACAGCCGACCCGTTGGTGTTGGCGACATTGTTTGTGGCTCCTAACTTCTCACGTACCCGTGTAGGTCAATCCACACGATACACGAGCGTGTAGAGCACTCAACACAGAAACGCCGCCCCCCGGCGCTGATTAGGCACCGGAGAGCGGCGTCGCTATAGTGTTTCTCGCCCCGCTAGCTCAATCGGAAGAGCAGCCGGCTTTTAACCGGCGGGTACGGAGATCGAAACTCCGGCGGGGCACCATCAACTTTCCTAGACGGTGGATCGGGTCAACCCGGTCGGGCAGCACGTTCAACAGGTGCGCGGCCGTCACCACGACAGCCGCCCGCGTCGGCCAAGCCCACCGCCCGGCCAGGTAGCGGTCCATCCCCTCACTGAGCAGCTCGCCGCGCGGCGCGAGCACCTCATAGGCGACGACACCAGCCACCAGGGCCAGCCATGCCGCGCAGCAAGTACACGACAGCGCCGCGCCGCGACTCCGCGCCGTGCCGCTCGCGGTAGTAGTCGCTGCCGCAGTCGAACGTCGGCGACCCGATGATCGTGCGGGTCTTGTGCTGCTCGACCAGCAGCGTGTGATAGTGACCGTGCTGCACCAGATCGGCCGCCCCTGGCGGCTGCTTGTGGACAGCCTGCTTGGCGAGCCAGTCCATCGCCTTCTGCCGCTGCCGCCACTGGTGCCCATGAACAACCGTCACCGTCGTGTCGCCGACCGGCACCGTCATGTGACCAGTCCAGACCTCGGGCACCCGCACCTCGACGTGCCCGTAGGCCGCCGGGTTGAGCGCCAGGGCGTCATGCACTGTCGTCGCGGTCTCGGTGGCCCACCCGTCGCCGGGCCGCTCATTCCAGCGGCGCTCGTTCTCGTCGTGGTTGCCGTTCACCACGTCGAGGTAGACGTGCGGAACGTCGGCCAGCTCGTCGATCGCGTACAGCATCAGGCGGCGCAGTATCCGAGCCTGCTCGGGCACGGTCTGCGCCGTCATAAACGCCATGTTGCGGCCGCCCTGCGACTGGCCTCCCTCGATGCAGTCACCCGGCAGGCTGATCTGCACACCGCCGATCCCGAACCGGCGCGCCGCCCGCAGCTCGGCCTTCGCGGCCTCCACCGACTGCGCGAACCGCTCGACAATCTCCGGTGTCGACCCGTCCCGGCTGATCTTGCCGAGCTGCAGGTCGCCAGCCTGGAACACGAACCAGTACGGCGCGCCCCGGCTCGTGTCGTCGCGGCGCGACTTCGCGGCCAGGATCAGCGCGTCGAGGTCGGCCGGAGCGTCGTCGTCAATCAGCTCGCACCGCATCGCGTACGAGGCCAGCCACTTCTCGGTCAGCTCGCCGTAGATCGGCTTGCCGCGCTCGTCGTAGCCCTCGATCGGCCGATACGGCACCTGCCAGTGCTTCTCGCGGTCGATCGACACCAGCCGCCAGCGGGCCGGATCGCGGCCCACCTGGCGCAGCAGCTCGGCGTACTCCGGTGGTTGACCGGGCTCGGCCTCGATGGTGCCGGTGTCGATCGTCGCTGTCCGGCCGTCGAACTCGATCCTCGGCCGGTAGTCCTTACTCCCCGCCGCCGGGTAGGCGGCCGCGTCGTCAGCCAGCGACATGACACACGTTCACATGCTCGGCGAACCAGCGCCTGCTGGCCCGCAACCCGTTGGCCCGGCACAGCCACCACAGCCCCGACACGGTGCGGCCCTCCACGCCAGCGGCCACGTCGTCGAGCCACTGGTCGAACGCATCGCGGTCGCGCTGGTCGAGGCGCTCATACCAGCGGCACACACTGCACCGCGACGACGGGCCGATACCTGCCGGTGCGACGTTCCCCGCCGCAACGTCGTCGGCCAAGCTCATAGATCACCCGCCAGCTCGGCCGGAACCTCGGGCAGCTTCTCGCCGTGCCGCTCACCGCACCACTGCACGACCTGCCGCAGATAGGCGATCGCAATGCGGTACAGGGACTCGGCCCGATTGGCGCGGTCCTCGGCTTTCGCGGTGCGTTCCTCGGCTTTGGCGAGCCGTTCCTCTACCCGCAGCAGCCGATCGGAAAGGCTGTCGGTGAACGCCTTCCAGTCGGCCGTCTCCGCGCCCCGCAGCGCCGCACGCCCGCCGGCCCGGTGCGCCAGGATCGCCGTCACGACGACGCCGACCAAGCTGCACAGAGCGACGATCACCTCGGTGCTCATGCCGTCTTGTCCTTCAACCCGGCGTGGCTCGTCGGCGTGTTCGTCGACGCCAGCGAGCCGCCGACCAGTGCCAGCACCGCGCCGATGATCGGGGCCACCTGAGACTCAGTCATGCCGAGCACGCCGATCAGCACAGCCTGCCCGGCGGCCAGCACACCGTAGATGTACGAGCGCCACACGTCCTTGCTGTACGGCACCGCCAACAGCGGCGACGCCAGCGCCGCGATCAGCGCGCCGATCAGCTTCGCCTTGTCGGCCTCCATCAGGTTCCACGACACCAGCGCGCCGGCGATGCTCGGCGCGGCCAGGTGAATGACATTGCGTACGTCGGCCCACGTTTCGATGCCGAACCGTTGCGCCAGCACAGCGCGCACGCGATCCCAAAACTTACGCATAGCTTTGTTCGTCCTTCTGGTTTCGAGGGATAGGGGAACTAGGCGGCTGCGGCCTGATGGCCGAGCTGGCGCAGATGCCGGGCAGCGTGCTCGACATAAGTCATGCCGGTGCCGGGGCACTCACGTAGGTGATACTCGACGTGCGCCGCGCAGCGAGGCTTGCTGCCGTAGAACATGATTCCGCGCACGAGCGCCTCGACGACGGACGGGAACTCGCGCAGCGGACTGACGAGCAGCCGCATGAGCTTGGCGACCAGGGCCAGCACGTCGCCCACGTCGTCGAGCCACACCAGCCGGTAGATCAGCGTCATGTCGTCGCCGACCGCGTTGTCTGGCACGTTGGCGTAAATGTCGCCGGGGTCGACGTAGTCGGCCCAACCGGCCGGGGTGTCGACCGTGCGGGTATCGGCGATCCCACGGCCGCCGGGGTCGACCGCCCCAGCGTATGAACCCTTCTCGCGGAACGGGTTACCGAACGTGACGCCGCCGAGCAGCCGATCGCCGAACGACGTGAGGCGGCCGTGCCGGAACTCGTCGAGCAGCATCGCGGCCGCGCCGCCGCCCTGGCTGTAGCCGCTGATCGAGTAGCCGGGCGCGTCGGAGTGCTCCTGCAGGACCAGGCGCACACCCTCGTCGACGCCGCTCTTGGCGCTGCGGCCCATCGGCCACACCGCCGGCACGCCGCCGGGGCCGTAGCCGACCGGCTGCACAAACCACACGTCCTCGACGCGGTGCGCCACGTCGATGGCGTACCCGGTCCACATGTTCTGCCCGGTGCCCGAAAGTGTCAGCAGCACCGGCTTGTTCGTCGGGTTGAGCGGGTGCGGCATTAGTCACCGGCCTTGGGGTCGGCGGTCAGCGCGCATGAGCCGCCGCCGATCGCGCACGCCGAGCTGCTGCCGTTGAGCTTGCAGGTCGGGCCGAGCGCGCACTGGTCGGACTGGCTCGGTGTCTCCACCGCGGCCGGCGCGGCGGGCTCGGCGTCGGGGTCGACCGGAATGTCGAGCTGGTCGAGCACGCGCCGCGCAAACTGCGCGTCCCACTGCCGATCGGGGTAGCGGTCGTCGCCCTCGGCGCTAGCGACCTCGCGCAGCAGCGCGATGTGCGTCGGATCGCCCAGCCGCGCAGCCTCGATCGTGTACTGAGCGTGCGTCAGGCCATCGGTGTTGAGGCCGAACCCGGCGACGGTCTCGGTCTCTTTCTCACCGAGGTGCCGGAACGGGCTGCGGCTCACAAACCGCTTGTCGGCCAGGATGCGCAGCAGGAACAGAGCCTCGCGCTGTTCGTCAGGGGTCAATGCAGACAACAGACCGTCCTCTCCGTGTGATGCTTCGATGCCCAGCTCGGCAGCGAATTGTGTTGCGGTCAAACCGTTGGCAGCGTTCATGTCGCAGTTGCCGAACGGTGGCGCACCTTCGGGCAGGCCGCCGCCGTAGCCGCCGCCGTCCGTGTATTGGTGCGCGATCATGCCGGGGTAGCTCGGCAGCCGCCCGTACCCGGCGACGACGAGCCGGATGCCCGGCGGCTTCTGCGGCCACAGCCGGTCGAGGTCGCCGACGTTGCCGTAGCCGATCACCCGGCGGCGATCGCCCAGCCACGCGGCAATCTCGTCATAGGCCGCGTTGATCCCGGCCGACTGGTTGCCGCCGATCTGGCCGCCCCAGCTCTCAACGTCGATCATCACGGCCATCTTTGGGTGCGGCTCACCCACTTGCGATTTCAGCGTGGCGACGGCGTCGCGCCAATTCGGCCGCCACACGAAGTAGACGATGAAGAACGCCAGGCGGCCGTCGTCGACAGCGCGCTTGCACCACGGGTAGTTGATGTGCCACTTCTTGTCGCGGTAGGTGCCGTCGTTCGACCGGATGCACAGCACGCGGTACGGGTAGCTGTCGTCGACGGGAACCTGCCACTCGGACACGTCGGCGTACAGGGTGTCGCGCGGCTCCGGTGTGACGATCGGGGTGCCGTCCTCGACGATCGGGCCGGGCAGATAGGCCCAAGCGTTCGCATACGAATGGTCGATCGGCCAGGCCGCCGGTTGGGTGACGAGGCCCTTGCTGCTGGCCGACTCGATCCTCATGCCGTCCAGCTCGCCCCACATGTGCGACGAGCGGCCGCCGTTGCCCTCGTGGTGAAACGCCAGCTTCGCCACCGCGTTGGCCGGAATGTCCTGCGGCCGCGCCACTCTGATGGTGCCGAACGGGCCGACCTGGCCTACGTCGATGTAGCGGTAACTCTCGGTCGTCGCGCCCTCAGCCTGCCGACCTTGCACGTAGCGGCCATGCACCATTTCGAGCACGGTCTGCCACACCTCGGAGCAGTCGGTGCCCTGCCGTGGGTTGCTGGCCGATAGCGCCCCGCCGTACACGTAGGCATTGCCCAGCCGGTTGCGGATGAACGATTTCGCGGCCTCGACGTTCGCGCGTAAGACAGACAAGGTTAAGCCCCTCGCTTCAATCGTTGGGAATTAAGAGGTTTCGAGGTCGTAGACATGCTCGGGAGTCACGTCGACCACGCCGTCAGCGTTGAGGGTCACACCCGGCGTCAGCGGCCGCGCGTACAAAAAGGTGCCGTTCGAGGCGCGCACGCTGTAGTAGGAAATCGAGGTGCCGCCGAGCAGCCCGACGCCGAGGGCGGCGAGCCACGGGAACGGTTTCTCGATGCCGAACACCTGTGTAGCGGTCCATCATTCGCCGCGATACTTGAATCGTGGTGTCACGTCGACGTTCAACGTCTGCGACCCGTCGTTGACGGTGATGCTCGCGGGTAGGCTTTCGCGGCGTAGCAACGTCGAGCCGTTGAACACGCCATAGCCGTTAATGACCGTGCCGTTCGACACCGTGCCGCCCGGGATGGTAATTGTGACCGTCGAACCGGTCACCTGCGCTTTGTCGACGCCGCCCTCGGTGATGTCGGTAGCGGATCCCCAGGTGGTGTCTGCGTACACGGTGCCGACACGGGTGCTGTTTGCGTACAGTCCGATTCGGTTACCGAGCGCGCAAATCGCCGCGGCGCAGGCGCGCCGGTGGGCAGCTTCATACGTGGCCATTGAAACCCTCTCTTCGTTACATCCCGCTCACGTCCATCTCGTGAACCGAGATGACGTGAGAGTTCATGTTGGGCAACAGATCTGGGGCGCGCATATGGTCGCCCTCGCTAAGTAGCGGAACCGCAACATCAAATCCGCACAATGGGCAGGGAACGAACAGCTCCACTTCCATTTCTCCTCTTACTGATAGGCGCGCGCCCAAGCACCACCGGGGGCGCCGGTCGAACCGTCTGACCCAGAGAACAGGCCGCCGTTACCGCCGCGGCCGCCCGACCCGGGCGGGGTACTGTCGCCGGTGCCACCGATGTACGTCGAGCCGTTGAAGCTGTGATTTCCGGGTGACTTGCCACCCTGCCCAGACCCGAACCCTCCGGTGGTGCCGCCTGCCGCGGCCAGGTTCCAGCCAGTCACAGAAGCTGTCGTCTGCTGGCCTGGCGACCCATCGGAGCCGAGCACACCGCCCGAGCCGCCGCCTCCACCAGCACCGACGACGATGGTGATCGTCGTTGCAGTCCAGGGGATATGCACACCACGCTCGATGGTCCAGGACGCCCATGCGCCGCCGTTGCCGCCCGAGCCGACACCGAACCCGCCAGCACCGCCGGAACCGCCAGCGCCCGCACCGCAGAGCACGATGTCGATGTAGCGGCACCACACCGGGATCTTGTAGGTGTACGTGCCAGGCGCGGTGTAGCTCGTCTCGACCGCTGCCATCGACGTGAACGCGATGGTGCCAGAGTCGGCACCCAGCCCTGAATCAGTGCCGACGAAACCCGGTTTGAGGTTGGCGAGCATGTCCGCACCGACCGCCGAATCGAACACGGCGAAACCGGGTTTCATCGAACCAACACTGTCGGTGCCGATGCCCGAGTCCGCGCCGTGCAACCCGATGCGCGCCGCGTCGTCGACGCCGGCACCCGAGTCGAGCACGATCAACTCGGGCACGATCAGCGCCGAGTCTGCACCGAGCCCGGTGCCCACGGCGAGCAGGTCGCCGACGCGGGTCAGGGCCGCTTGGTCCGCGCCGATACCGGTGTCGGTACCGACGAGCCGCGGAACGATGATCGCGCTGTCTTCACCGACGCCGGAATCGGTGCCGGTGACGCGGTAGAGCGGGAACCACGCGGTCTGATGCTGGGCTGGCTGCGGGGCGGGAAGCTCAGCGAACCACGCGGTTCGGTGCTGGGGCTGCGGGACGGTCGGTGACGGTGACCAGGGCATCACGCCACCAGATCAGCTGCGACGTACCTGTCGATGTAGGCCGTGCGGTACGTCGTGAACCCGGAGACGTTGCGGTTGCCCAGGCCGAAGCCATGGCGACGCCACGCCTTGCCGATCGGCACGATCTCACCGGTGTCGTCCCACTCCGCACCGGGCACCGCGACACCGTTCTTGTACACCTTGTACAGCGAGCCGACCGCCCGGATCTCCAGGTCATCACCCGGCGCGAACGTCGTCGTCGCCGTCGCCCGCACGGTGCCCAGCGAGGTCATATTCGTGATGTTGGCGATCCTGATACGCAGGTTGCCCGCCGAGTTGGAGTCCAGGTGCATCGCCACACCGGATGTTCCGGTGTTGTTGCACCGCACATAGGCGCGAGTGGTGGTGTAGCCGTATGTGTTGGCGTTGAACTGGGTTGCGAGCGTGATCTTCACCGAGTGATCGTTGGTGTGCACCGGCGTCAGGCACAGCGCCGACCGCCAGTGCACCTCTTCGCCAATCAAGAGCGGATCAGAGGCGCAGTAGATCGCGCCGCTTTCGATGCCGAACCGGCTGCCAGAGGTGCCGAATTGCTGGAACGACGGCGACGACCAGCTCGACGTGTTGGACACGTCGAAGTTCATGCTCAGCGTGACCGGGCTGGTGTCCTCCGGTGTCGATTCCACCGCCTGGCCGACGCTCACCCAGATCCGGTGCGTGGCGGTGTGCGTCAACGCCGATTCCGCGATCGTGGACGGCAACGTGGACTGCCCGGTCAGCAGCTCGGTGGCGGCCTGCGGGTAGATCAGCGCGGAGGTGGTGATCGGCTGGCGTCGGATTGCGGCCACGGAGAACGAGCCGCCGACCGGCAGAATGCCGACCGCGAACAACGTCCCGGCGTCCACCAGCACATCGGCGGGCAGCTCGCACGGCGTCTCGTACAGCCCCGACCCGGTGGCGATGTCGCCCTTCATGTCACCGAAGTTGTGGACTAGCGCCATGTTCCCGGTCTCGGGATCGATGGCGTACAGGCCGACGTACAGGGCCGTCGGCGGCGGTGTGTCGCCACCGGCGATGAACCGGGCGATGTTTATCAGCCGGTCCTGCTTAATGCGCACCGCCGACAGTGCCAGAGTCCCGGCGGCGATGGTGTACAACGGCTTGCCCCACGTGGGCGTTAAGGTGCCGCCGGAGATGGAATGAGTGTGCGAGTTGTAATCGGAACGCGCCGAAGCATTCCAGTTGGCGGTGGTGATTTCAGGCGAAGGGGTGCCGGTGGTGAAGCCCGCGAGGCTGTACCCAGGCACCGGCTGCAACAACGCCCGGGGAAACGACACATCCTCAAACGGATTCGGAGTCTCCCAGTACGACACATTCTTCGGCGCGTTCGCCTGATTGGCCAAGGTGATCGTCGACTCTTGGGCAACCAAGATCTCCTGGCCCACCGAAACCATGATCTCCTCGACGTCCTGGCTAGTCTGGCCCGTCACCGCAGTACGTCGATACCCGCCCACAATCCGGTTCCACGTATCACGGATGTCATCGAACACATCCGCGATGGCATCACCGGCGTCGGCCAGGTCATCCTCGAGGTTCTCCACCAGGTCTTGGCCAATTTGACCCAGCACCGCACCCGGATTGGTCAGCAGGTTGTTCGTCAACGTCGCAAGGTTCGTCAACGCTTCGGCCGCGTCCTGCACGCCCTCCTGCGCGCGATCGCGAATCCACTCGATCTCGTCGGACAGGTCGAAGATGTCATCGAGCAGGTTGCCCGACGGGGTGATGCCCAACGCCGACAACGCCGATTCCACCCATGTGCGAACGAAATTCAGCAGCGACGCCAGATCCTCGGGCAGGTCTTTGGTGAACGCCTGCGGGATCTTCTGCGTCGCCTGCAGATACACGTTGTCGAACTTGACCACACCACCGGTGGCCTCCGAAGCGACCACCCACTGCACCGACACATGGGTCACACCGGCGGGCACCGTGTAAGAACCCCACGCGTTCAACGGCCCCCACGGCTCAGTGCCGGTCGGTGACTCATCCGAAGCCATCCACACCGCAGCCTGTGGGTTACCCTCGCCCATGTACGGCACGATCTCGACGCGCACCGCGTTCGACCCGGCCGCGGCCACGACCGACTCGTACTTCACGTCCGCGCCGGCCTTGAGCACCCAATCCTTGGCCACCGGTTGCGGCTCGGTACGGCGAATCTTGAACGTGCCATCACAGGTCACTTTCGCGCAGCCCAGCGGTGTCGACCCGGGCGCACCGTCGGTCGCGTCATGAGTGACACCATCGCCCTCAACGATGGTGACCGGATCATCGAACCCACCCTCGTATAGCAGCGTGAGTTTTTCGTCGGTCAGCAACCCGATTGGCAGCGGCCCGAGCAGCGCCGGCACGATGCGCGACACGATGTTGAGGAACGGCTGCACCACCGTATGCACGAAATGCTGCGCAGCGTCCGAGGGGTCGAAATTAGGGTCGGTGAAGTCGATGCCGTCGAAGAACTGTTGCGCCCCGGCGATGAACGCCACGACGAACGGCAGGTCGATGCCCTTGCCGTCGTTGAGCGACGCGATGAACGCTTCCCACGACGACAAATCGATCCCGGTCGTCAGCTTCATGCCGTTGAGGAACGCCTGCCACATGGCCTCGGGGTCGAGCTTCAACTCGGGCAGCTTCGGAATGCCCGGCTCATACAGCGACCACAGCGGGTTGCGGTCGATCGGGACCGGGCGCAGATCGTACTGTCTAGGCACGGCGGGCCACTCCTGTGAACTCGAACCACTCGAAATCGGTCAGCGTCCGGCCGAGCTGCTTCGCAGCTTTCGGCGGCAGGTCGTCGGGCGAGACCGTGCGGTGCTCGAACTCGACGATCCTCAGCGCGTCGCCTTCGGCCTTGCGCTCGAACGATTCCCGCGTCAGCCACAGCAGCAGGTCGAAATCGGTGCCGGGCTCAACCGGGACGATGGTGCGGTATGTCTTGCTGTACGCCACCGGGGTTGCTCCTACTCGCTTCCGACCGGGACGCTGACACCCTGCGGCACAACGAGAATGCCGAGCTGAGCGCCGGTGCGGTTGAAGATGTACGCGCCGAGCAGGCCGTCGTTGTAGAGGTTGACGTTGATTGTCGCGGGCTCACCGGCGGGCACCAGCGCCACGCCGTTATCCGGCGCGACAGCGTTATTCGGGTCCGAGCTGGACGAGAAATGCGGCGCAATCGTCGTCCACGACGAGATGTTGCCGAAGCCGCGACCGATCAGCTCGCCGCTCATGGCGTCGCCGAGACGAACCTCGCAGCCGATCGTCAGCGGGTCGTTGTCCAGCTCGACGCCGAACGCCTTGAGGTGCCCGGTGACGTACGGCGTCCACGCGAAGTCCTGCGCCGGAACGACATACGACAGGATCGGCTGCCGCTGCGCCAGGCCCGTGAAGTTGGAGAACGCGGCCTCGGGCACGCTGTAGAAACGCGGGTGCTTCGCCACGAAATCGGACGGCTGCCACTTCTGCAGCGCCTCGTTCCACACGAGCGCCTGGCCGTCCTGCGGCACGAGGCTGCTGTCGTAGTCGGGCGCGCCGGTGATGTTCGTCGACGGGCCGACCGGACCCTGCGGTGCCAGCAGCCGCAAATGGAAGTGCGGATTGAGCGACGTACCGGACGGGATCACCTCGTCTGTGACGCCGGGGCCGCGTTCCTCCATCGGGATGGTCTCGGCCGTGATGGTGATGTTCGGTGTCTTGCCGGGAGGACCGGCCGGGCCGGGCTGCACCGCGACGAACTCGCTGCCCGTCCACACGTAGACGAGCGTTCCGATCCACCACGCCTTGCCCTTGTCGGACTCGTCGAGCGTGTCCTTAATCGGGATCAGCTCGGACGCCGACTCAAGCGGCGGCCACTGCAAGTCGACGATCGGGGCCGGCTCGCCGGGATCACCCTTCGGGCCGATCAGCACGTCTGTCGTGATGACGGCCTCACCGTCGACCATTTCGAGCGTCGCCGCGAACCCGCCCGGCGTGTCCTTGTCGGCGACGATTCCGTACCACGTCGCCGACAGCAGCGTCTGGAACAGCGCGACGGCGTCGCCGGTTTGCAATGGCTGAGTCATGGTTTCACGTCCTCGTCGTCGTCGAATTGGATGGAGGTCTCGACGTGCCACGGCGTGCGCTCGTCGAGGTCGGTCGATGCCGGGGCCGCGCCCTCGGCCGGAGTGCCGCCCAGGCGGCGAATCAGCTCGGCGCGGGCCGCCGGGGAGAGCCGATCGAGGTCGTCGATCGTCGCCCCGGCCAGCTCGTCGTCGATGGACTCGGGAGCGTCGAGCGGCACCCACTCGACGGCGTCCCAGCCCTCGCCCCACTTGGTGCCGTCGTACTCCGGTGGCGGCGGCACCTTGCGCGGCTTGATGACGGCCTGGCCCTCGACGGGGCCGAACCCGGCGCGCGCCAGGTGGTATGACAGCACCGGGATCAGGTAGCGCACGTCGTACCGGCGGCCTCGATGGTCGGTCGGGTACTGCAGCGCGTCGGCGATCGCGTACATCGCGTCGGCGAGCTGGTTGCGCGCCGGTTCCTGAATCTTCGGAGGTGGCGGCAGTGTGGGGATTCCTGGTGTGGTGTCGGCCATTTAGAACATGTCTCCTGATCCGAACAGCATCGCCAGCGCCGACCAGAACGCTTGAGCGGTGCGGGTTACTTGAGCGATCGGGCTTTCCGATTCGGAGTCGTCGCCGATGGACAGGTCGAACGTCTTCGGCGTGGTCTCGTCGTAGTGCAGCCGCACGGCGCTGACTTGGTCGTTGTAGAGAACGCCGTCAATCTCGAACAGGGACGGGTCGCCGAGGTCGAAGTCGTAATACAGCGTGTGCGGGCGGCCGTTGCGCACAGACACCTTGAACGCTTGGTACGGCCGCGTCTTGTAATGCCCTTCGCGCAGAGTCAATCCCGACGACACGGTGTAGGCGGTGCCGCCGCCCTGCTCGAAGTGTTCGAGGTAGCCGTACGGTCCAGATGCGAACGCGCGAACCGGGTCTGTGACCTGGATGAACGCGAGCAGCACGTTGTCGGCCTGGCCCTGGTAGATTTCCTCCAAGCCCGGTGTGCCGGGATTCTGCACGCCGGTGACCTCGGGGCCGATCGCGGTCTGGATGACGTAACTCAATTGCGACAGCGCATATTTGATGAGGAACGTCTGCGTTTGGTTCACCCAGCCCGGCGATTTGCCGCCGGTGAGAATCTTCTGCGCTTTCGACCGGAACATCGAGTGTTCGCTGCTGATGATCGCCGAGTGCTCGTGCTCGCGGAACGTGATCTTGGGCAGCGCCGGTGCGGTGCCGAGAATGCTCGAAATGATCGGCGGCGCGGGACTGTTGGTGCGCGGGTCGATGACCTTGTTCGTGCCGATGACCTGATAGATCGTCTCGGTCACGAAGTTATCGCCCACAGCGCCAATGAGATTCAACACGCCGTCGAACGCGGTGCCGGTCCAGCCGGTGCGCTGCGACTTGTCCTCGACCGCGAGCACGATGCAGTTGCGTGTCGGCCGCGCCAGCTTCTCGCCGACGATCGCGGCCAGCTCGGGGTGTGGGCTGTCCTCGTCTTCTTCGAGCCACGTGTAGGCGCGCAGATGGCAACCGGCGTCCTTCAGCATCGCCTCGGTGACGCTGTGCGCGTCCGACCAGCGCGACATGATGACGGAGAACCGCGATTGGTCGAACAACGGATTGACGAACTGCATTTGCACCGGCCAGTTCAGCGGGTTGAGGTTGAGCGCGTTGCTCGCCTCCCCCACCCACGCGAACGGGTTGAGCGCGTTCGTCGGCAGAGCCAGCAGCGGCCAGTAGTTGCGCGCCAGGTTGATGAACCCGGTCGTCGTGATGATCGTGCGCGTGTTGCCGGGCAGCAGCCACGCCTTGATCGGCTGCACGGCCGGGTCCATGAACGGTGTCGCACCGAAATACAGGTGCTTCCAGTGCTCACGGTTGTGCGCGCACTCGAAAACCACAGTGCGCGTGCCGTTCTCGTCGCGTTTCACCCGCACGTTGACGACCTTCGCGCCCCACCGCCACCGCCAGTTGCGGCGGTTCGGATACGGGTCGATCGTGATGTGCAAGTCCTCGTCCTTGCGCACATCGGTGCGCAGGAAGTCGACGAGCCAGTCGTCGGCGCGCAGCACAATGTCGCCCTGGCCGGTGTCGTGCAGCATTTCCTCGGCGTCGACCGACTTCTCGGCGGCCACGGTGCCGATGTACTGCATGTTCTTGTCCCACAATCGGATCAGCGGCCGCGCCTTGGCTTCCTCGTCGATCACGTCGCGGCGCGCGTCGAGGTAGCGGTACGCCGACAGCGGCGCTTTCACCGGGTCGGGTGCGCCGCCGACGCCGATCGTCGGTGGCTTAAGAATCGTCGCCGCCATCACGACCACGCCATCTTGTAGTGCTGCGGCATGATGCACGTGACCGAGCCGTTGGGGTTGCTGTGCGTCACCTTGATGTGCGCCACGGTGCGCGGCGGGATCGGGTTGTCGAAACCGATGCCGCCGGGGATGCGGCGCTGCGCCGGCAGACGCTTCGCCAGCGTGTCGTGCAGGAAGATGTTCAGGAGCTGGCTGTTGCGCAGGTACTTGTAGACCTGGCTGTCGACCGGGTCTTTCTCGGTGACAATGGTTTTCCGCGTCGGGTCGGTGTCGACCATCATGTACGCGCCGTCCTCTGCGTACAGCTTCGGCAGCGGGATCATGCGGCCCTCGACGCCGTCCTGAATAGTCACCTCACCCGCGCCCTTCACGAGGAACTTCGGGTACGAGCGCCAGGTGCCGCGATTGGCAATGCGGATCGTGCCGTGCGCGACGCCGTGCTCGTCGACATCGTCCTGCGACGCTTCCCACGTCGCCGACAGCGCCCGCTTGGCGAAAAACGGGTACGGCGCGTCGATGGACATGTTCATCTCGAACGAGCCGTCAGACTCGGCCGGGTCGACCGACAGCGTTGTCTTGGACGGCTTGCCGAGGATCACCGACAGCCAGCGCCAGCCGTGCGTGCGGGTGAACGAGCCGAGGTAACCCGGCTCGGTCTCCGACCACGACGAGCACCACGAGTCGAAAATGCGCCACGCCGAGAACGTGTTTGGCTCGTCGAGCCGCTCCGCGTTCCCGTTGGGTGCGATCACGACGCCGAGGTTGATCGTGCGGCGCTTGTAGTCGGTGCGCTCGCGGATCGAGCCGACGACGTACGGACCCTCGCTGTAGCGGTGCTCGAACTCGGGATCGAGCACGCCGTCTAACTCTTTAGACAGCATGACGCCCTCGCGGCCCCGGCCCGGCCCCGACAGGTGCCACACCTTGTTGTTCGACGGGTGGATATAGACCCACTTCGTTTTCGTCGAACGCAGGTACTCGCCATGCCTGCCGAGGTCGTGCCAGTTCCCCATGCGCTGCCAATGCGGATGAGTCGGATTCATCTGCGGGTAGCGCGGATTCCCGTACGCATCATTCGGATAGCGGATCGGGTCGAGGTAGAAATCGTCGTGCATCCAACCGGGAGTCGTCATTTATCGCCTCACTGTGGTGCGGGTGCGCTGGGTCTGCTCAGCGCGAATTTCGTTGCGCAGCGAGGCCGGGTCCATACCGGCCTGCTGAATGTTGATCGAGTTGTCGACAACCTGCGGCTGCTGCTGATCGGCCGGGCCGGGCAGCGGGCCGGTCGGCGCGAACGCCGACAACACATCGGCTGGGCCTGCCGCGCCAGCCACAGAGTTGACGCCAGCCGTCGCCGGGTTGTACTGGCCCGGCGCGAGCTGCGGTGTGCCGCTCTGGAAGTCCTCGGGAACCTCAGACTGAAGCGGCGACAACATCTCCCCCAGCCCGACCGCGTCGGCCGCTCCGGCCGCGAAGCCGCCGGGAGAAGTGGCCGCGCCCAGCTCGCCAGCGGCCTGGTCCTCGGAGCCCTTGAACAGGCCGCCCAAGAAGTTGAGACCGGCCATCGCCGACTTGACAGTCGGCCACTCGAACGGGTTGGAGAACAGGCTGCCGTCGAGGCCGATCGTTTCGAGAACGCCCTCGACGAACGTCTTGCCGAAGTCCTTCCCGTCGAGGCCACCCTCGCCGCCGCTGGACTTGCTGCCTTTGCCGGGAACGAACTTGCCCTTGGTGCGCAGCTCGTTGTCTTCTTCCTGAACCTGCGCCGACTTTTCCTCGGCGCGGCGCAGCCGCTCGTGAGCGTCGGCCAGCTCGCGCTGGTTCTTCTCCAACGTGTGCTCGGCGTCGGTTGTGTCCTTGCCCTGCGCGCGCAGCTCGTCGACCCGGCGCTGCGCCTTGTCGACCGCGTACTGCTTGTCGTCGACGGCCTGCTGCGCCTGCTTCACACTGTTCTGCGCGTTGTAGACACGGTTCGACGACGACTGCAGCTCCTTATCGGTCGCCGGGCGGTACGAGCCGCCGGTGCCGCTGCTGCCGCCAGAGCTGGCGCTCGTGCTGCCGCCGATCGCGCTCACCGAGGTGCTGCCATACGTCGAGCCGCTCAGCCCGTCGAGGCCGGTGAAATACTCCGGTGGCAGGTGCATGTGGTTCGTGAACTGCGGATCGTCCGCGCCGGCAGCGCTGCCGCCGTACTGGCCGTTGCCGCGCTTGCCGCCCATCTCGAAGTTCACGCCGTTGGGCAGCGTCGCTGCCGTGTGGCCGCCGCCAGGGCCGCCGTTGTACCAGCCGATGTTGAGCGAGCCGGGCGGGCCGAGGCCGTCCTTGAAGCCGCGCTTGCGCAGCTCCACACCCTCAGTCGCCGTGGCGAACCGGGAGCTGAACGGGTCGCGCCCGGTGGCGTAGTTGGCGATCGCCGACACCGCGCCAGAGCAGTCGCCCCAATTGGTGCCGCCCCACTTGTACGGCTGGCCCTCAACGCCCTTGGCGAAGTTCACGAGGTCGTCAGCCGACACCAGGCCGCCATCGGCGAAGCCAGGCAGCAGACCCGACAGCGAGCCGCTGTTGATCGCCTGCAGCAGCGGCAGGAACTTCCGTGTCGCGGCCGCGTTCACGACGAACTCGCCGTTCGAGACGCGCACCATCGCCGGGTAGCCGAGCATCGAATCGCTGCGGCCGGTGCCCGGCCCGCGCACGACGCCGCCGGTGGCGAGCCCCTGCAACGACTGGCCCCAACTCTTGATCGTCGACGCGCCCGGAATGCTCACGCCGAACACTGAATCGGGCACACCGGCCAGGAACGTGCCGAGCGCGTGCAGCGGGGCCTTGATGATGTCAGCCAGGCCACTGAACGCCTTGGTGATGCCGTCCTTGATCGCGCCGGCCGCCGTGACGACGCCGCTCTTGAGCGTGTCGAAACCGGATTTGATCTTGTCGAATACGCCCTTGATGAAGTCCCAGGCCGCGCCGATGCCGGTCTTGATGCCCTCCCACGCCGGGGTGAACACGTTGTGCCAGAGCCACAGCATCTTGTCGCCGACGAACTCGATCGCCGTCTTGAGCGCGTTCCACACGACCTGCACACCGGCCCACCACGTTTTGATGACCAGGCCGATGCCCTGGAACGCCGGCACGGCGACGTTCTGCCACAGCCAGCTAATCGTGCTGCCAACAAGTTTCAGGGCGGTGATGACATTGTTGAACTGCCACTTGACGAGGGCAGCGTAGAAACGGCCGAACGCGGCGATCGCGGGCTCGATGAAGTTCCATACGGTCTTGATCGCATTGCCGAGCGCACCGAACGCTGTCTTGGCGATCTCGCCGATCTTCTGCAAGCCGGGCTGGATCGCCTGCCACGCGGTGCTCAGCGTGTTCTTGAGCCACTCAATGACCGGCGTCGCAACGGCTTTGATGCCGTTCCAGATTTTGTCCCACAGCTTCCGGCCGGTCTCAGTCTTGGTGAAGAAAGCCCACAGCGCGGTGCCCAGCGCCACAACGGCCGTGATGATGAGCCCTATCGGGTTGGCGCGCAGAGCCGCATTCAACGCCCACTGCGCCGCAGCGGTCGCGCGCAGCGCAACAGCCTTCGCCTTCTCGGCGACGGTCGACGCGATGGTAGCGATACGGCCGCGAGTGGTAGCCGCCGTGCCAGCGTTCGTCGCCGCGACGCTCGCGGCCTGCGACTCGGCGTTCAGGTTCTGCTGGACCGTGTTGGTGCCCAACGCGATCGACAGTTGTGTCATAGCCGCTGACTGCTGCCTGATCGCCGCGTTCTGCGCCAGGATCAGCGGGGTGCGGGCCGCGTTGAATATGTTGTTCCACAGCGTCACCAGCGGGCCGACCGTGCTGCCGACAGCCTTCAAGCCGAGGAACGCGCCGCCGAGCGCAATGATCGTCGGCACAGCCCAATTCGCGTTGTCGGCGACGAACTTCAGCGCCCCGGCAAACAGGTTCATCGCCGGAACCATGATCTGTGTCAGCGTCTCGGGGCCGACCTGGATCAGCGCCTGGCCGAACGCGCCGAGCGCCGAGCCGACCGTCTGCAGGGCCGGGCCGGCGTTCTTGGCGGCCTCGCCGAGGCTCGCCGCACCGGCCGACAACTGCTGCAAGGTGTCGCCGCCGCTGTCTCCGCTGACAAACCCGGCGATCGTGTCCTTGAGTTGAACGAACCAGTCGACGACACGCTGCAGGCCACCGTTGTCGAACCACTGGCTGATAGCCGCGCCGGTGCGCTCAGCCCACGGCTGCACCTGCGCCGTGATCTGTTCCAACACCGGCTTGAGTTGCGCAGTGAGAGAGTCGAACACCTTCGTGAACGAGGTGGCGAACGGGATCACGGCGGCGAAGATCGGCCCAGACAGCTCGGCACCGAACCGTGAATACGCGGCTTTGAGGTTCGACAGGGTGCCGCGCACACTGCCGCCCATTTCCTGCGCCGCGCCGCCGATGTTCTCGGCGATGACCTTGCGGAAGGTCTGAGCGTCGACCTTGCCGTCTTGGACCATCTTCGCCAATTCCTCGGCGGTGACGTGGTATTCGTCCTGCAGCCACTGGAAGATCGGCAGGCCGCGATCGGCGAGCATGTTCAGGTCGTCGGTGAATGCCCGGCCCGACGTTTGCACCTTGTTGAAGATCGCGCCCATGTCGGCCAAGTTCGTGCCGGCGATCGCGGCGGTGTCTGCTGTCAGCTTCAGGTAGTCGGTCAGCTCGGTGCCCGACTTGATACCGGCCGCGACGGCAGACGCCGCCGTGGTGGCCGCCTCGTCGAGGCCAAACGCGGTGCCCAGCACAGCATCCTTGGCGTTCTGCATGATCGCCTCGACCTGCTGGGTGTCGTTGCCGAGGCCGCGCAGCTTGAACCGCGCATCGTCGATCGCGGTCAACCGGCGCACGCCAGACGCGATCGCGCCGCCGAGAACAGCAGTCAGCCCGGCCCCCGCGACGGCGGTGGCAGTTCTGAGGCCACGGCCGATCGCCGCGCCGACGCGGGAGCCGATGCCGGTCGCGTCACGCGACAGGTTCGTTTCGAGCTGCGCCGAGACGCCGCGCCCGATGTTCGCGGCCTGCAGCCCGGCGTTGACCTCCCTGCCGGCGGTCTGCCCGGCCGACCGCGCACCATCGGTGCGGATCATGCGGCCAACATCGGCACCGTTCGACTCGATGCTGCGAGCCAGGTCGCGCCCAGCCTTCTTACCGGCGGTCTGCGCGCCGCTGGTGTCGAACTCGGGCGCGACCTTGAGGCCGCGCTCTGCCTGCTCGGCGGCCTTGCGGATGCCCGGCGCGAGCTTGCTGGTTTCGGGGAGGATCGTCAGGTAATACGTTCCTGCCACGGGTTACCCTCCCTTCTTCCGGCCATGCTTTTCGCGCCAACGCTTTTCACGCTCGGCGCGCATCTTGAGGAACTCGGCGACCGTCGTCTTGGTCGCCATCACGCCGTTGCCGACGTGAACCAACCTGTCGTCGTGCGCCTGCTGCTGCTGGCGCTGCTGCCCTTGCGGGCTTTCGTCAGCCGGTCGCGGGAACGGCTTCGGCACATTGCGAGGTGGCTTCTTGTGCGCATCCTCGGTGCGCTGCCAGTTGTTGATATCCAGCCGGTCAATCACATGAGCCAGCAGGTAATCCGTTGTGATCCAGCCTTTCTCGAACGCATGGAACACGGCAGTATTCGGCGGCGCTGCGTAGATGAATGCGTAAAGGTCGTCCCAGCTCAGCGTGCCGTCGTCGAACTCACGACCGGCGACGATGAGGTCGCGGCGAATCGCGTCCTCTACCTGCCTAACCGCCGCGCAGATTTGGTGGATTTTCCCTCGACCAACCCGCCGTCCTTGCCCCATGCCTCGACGAAGTCGTTCCACGCCTTCTCGGTGAGGCTGTCGAGAATGTCGAGAGCCTTGTCGCTGCAGTGCTTCTCGATCAGCGCGAAGGTGCGTTCGAGGTCGGACAGGTGCGCGTGCTGGCGAATCCAGCCGGGCGGCGGCTTCCGCAGGCACCGCTTCACTGCGAGCGTGGTGCCGCTCGGGTACGCCTTCCCGTACTCGGTGTCGAAGTCGTCGGCGTCGAACACGGCGCAGAACAATTCCGCGCCTTCCTCGTACTCGTCGGCCCACTCTGCGGCGACGCTGGCCGACTCGTCGGCCTGCGCCTCAGCCACGACTGGCTGCTCGACGCTGTCGACGCGCTCCTGGCCGTCGCCGGCCGCCGGGGCAGTATTCAGCTCCACGAGATACCTCCTGGTGTTGGTCCCTGGTGTGCGAATGGGTGTGGGCCGCCCCGCGCACCCACCAGGAAAGTGCGCGGGGCGGCAGTCTTAGAGCGCCGGTTAGACGCTGCCGACGAGCTGGCCGTCGTCGCTGTACTGCACAACGTGGTTGCCGTCAGTGTTTTTCAGCACCTTGAACGTCGGCGTGAACGTCATCGGCTCGTTATGCACCAGCTTGATTTCGCCGATGCCCGACTTCTGTGCGATCGCGGCGACCTGCCGAATCATCTTGTCCTCGTAAACGGAATCGAGGACCAGCGAGCACCGCTTGGGCAGCTTGTTGTTGATGAGCACCCTCATGCGGTTGCCGTGCTCGGAGTTGGCCTGAGTGGTCGAGACGGCGTCCTCGCCGAAGATCGCGGCGTTCACGACCGGCGACAGCACCTGAAACAGCGGCACCTCGTACTCGATCGAGAACTTGTCGCGGAGCTGTCCGACCTCGTCGCCGCCCCACACCTCGATCGGCACGGTCTCGTCGTTGATCGTCACCGTCACGCCGTCGACGCCGATGTAACCGAGGTTCTTGAACGCCGAATCGAGCGGCTCGTCCACGTCCTGCGGCAGCGGAGTGCCGTACGGCGCGTACCACAGGCCGCCCACGGTCACGAGGTCGGACGGCGAGGCTGCGAACAGTTGAGTCGGGTCGCCCCATGCAACATCGGGCTGAGTCATTTCGCTCTCCTAACTTGCCCGAAAGGGCAACTAAGCCACCCGCCCGGTTGGCGTGGTGGACGCTTCGAGTCCTGGTGTGGATTAACGGGATTCGGCTTGCAGGCCGATCGTCCAAAACACCGCCAGCTCCTTGCCGAACAGCGGAACGTCGGGATCGTCGAGGTCGGCCGGGCCGTAGTGATGCTTGGTGCCGTTGATCCGCACACTGCCCTCGCTGGTGACGATCAGTCGGCGCACGGCGTGCAGCATCAGCCGGTGCAGCAGGTTCGCGTTGTTCTCCAAACGCACAGCGTCGCCGTCGAATACGCGAACGCGGATCAGATAGTCGGCCAGGAACGCGCGCGTGTTCGTGTTGACCAGCGACAGCAGCGCGTACGAGGTCGGAGTGCCGCCGGGTGGGGTGATGCCGACCGGCAGCGGGTTGTTGCGTGCGGCCAACTCGTCGTGCAGGTACGTGTTGCTGGCGACGAGCGGCCCAACGGGCGGCAGCAGGATCGGGCCGGTCATTGTCCCTCAGCCGCCGCAATTCTCATGAGGTGCGCGTTCTTCACCTCGGCGTGAATCGCCTTGCTGCTCTCGGGCCACACGTGGGCGCGGGCGCGATCGTCCTCAACGGTCAGGTCGGTGCCATAGCCGCCAGGTGCGCCGGCCGCGGCCCCGGCCTCGCGGGCAACGTCGGACGCGATCGAACGCAGCCGCGCCTGCACCTCGGGGCTGCGCCGAATCTTGCGGTGCTCACTGATCGGAAGATCAAGCTTGCCCATCGTGAACCCTCCGCATCGTCAGCCGGTAGCCCGGCTCCCAACCGAACGGGCCGTGGTTGAAGTCCTCAACATCGCCCTGCACCGTGTACTGCTTGCCGTCAGGCAGCTCGATCACGTCGCCATCGACGTAATCGCCTTCGGGCATAAGCAGATACAGCTCGGTGATGGTGCGGCCGTCGAGCGCCGCCGTCGCGCCGTCGCGCGCCAGCTTCGGCCGCCACCCGTACACCTCGCGTTCGCGGATCGTCGGCTCGTCGGCGTAAATCGGTTGGCCGAGCGCGTTCTCGCCGATCTTCTCGCGCGTGATGTGCTTGATCTTGTTGTTCTCTGGCGTCGGGAACACGGTCAGAACCGTTCGCTCGAAAGTTCCTGCGACACCATGCCGTCACGGAACGGATTCAGCCGCAGCTTCATCGCCCCGGTCAGGTACGGGCCGGGCGAAGTCGTGCCCGACTCGAACGACGCGCTGAACACGTCGGCCGTGAGTTGAGTCGCGTTATGCGGAATCGACTTCGGTCTCGTCAGCACCGCCGCCACCATCGACGCCACCACCCGCTTTATCGGGTCCGGTGTCGGCGTCGGCACCGAGCTGGGATGCAGATAGCCGACGACGAGGTCCGTTGCTTCCAGCAGCAGACCCTCCACGGCTGCGGACTCTGCGCCGGTTAGCTCCCGGCCGAGAGCCGTCGTCACGTCCTGCGCTGTCGCCAACGCTGCCACTGTCGCGGCCCCCTTTCGCCTTGCCCGTTACCGGCTGCCAGTTCGGATCGCCCACGACGAGGGCGGCCAGCAGCGAGCCCTCACGAGCTGCTGTGACCGCCCCCGTCAGGACGTGCTTGTAGCGCGTAACCACAGCGGATTACGAACCCGAACCGGCGTCGGGGGTGACGGCCGCGACGGGCGTCTTGCTGGCACCCATCGAGGTAGCGCCGTTGCCCAGGACGTAGGCGTAGCGCGCCTTAAGCCGCAGAGCGACCATGTCGCGCTCGGCCAGGTTGATCTGGTTCTCGCCAGTGCCCAGCGTGGCCTGGTCAAGGAACTTCACCGAGATGTCCTGGCGCACGCCGATCTTGACGCGGGAGCTGTCGACGATCAGCGCGCTCGCCGAACCGGGCACCCACGCACCGTTGCGGTTGAAGTGGGTCGTGAACCCGTTGAACGACTCGTCGCGGAAGACGAGTTGCCCGTTGGCGTCACGCAGGTTCGCCACACGAAAGCGCAGCGACAGGCTCGACACCAGCGTGTCGGGCGCGTACCCGGCCAGTGCGACCAGCTCGGCGGCCTGGTTGGTGGCACCCACGAGGTCGGACTCGTTGGCCTGGCCGTCGACGACCTCGATCGCCTGCCCGGCACCCACGGCGGCCGGCAGCAGCGCCGGGGAGACCCACGAAGCGGGCTTGTCCAGACCGAACAGCACGGCCTCGTCGAGCTTCTTGCCGATCGCCTGGCCGCCCAGCTCGGCGACCTCGGTCAGCACGGCCACGGTCGCGTCGTCGATGACGTTCTCGTGAACCGGGATGATGACCGCGATTTCCTCAGCGACGAGGGTGCGGTCGGCCCAGGTGACCTTGCTCTGCGGCTTCACGCCCTCGGGCTCGGTCGCCGACTCGGAGACCCACCCGGCCTCGGGCAGAGTCGCCAGCACCGGCAGGTGCGTGGTCTTGGTGCCCATCGGCACGTTCTGGAACGCCGACAGCACGGTGCTGCCCTGCTTGGCGGCCGCGAGCAGCGTATCTGCGTACGCTTCCTCGATGAGGGTTGCGACCTCGGCGCGCGAAATGTCAGCCATATTCGGCTCCTTTCATGTGATCCCGCCGAGGCCGTTTCCTCGCGCGGAAGTTGGGGAGTTAGCCCGACTGCCGCAGACGCTTGAGCGCCTCAGCAGCGCGAGCCTTCGGATCGGAGTTGGTGTTGCCGTTGCCGCTGGCACCGGACTTGAGCGAGCCGCCGCCGGGAGGTGGTGGCGTGCGCTTCTTTTCGGTCTGCTTCTCGGCCGACTTGCCGTTCTGGTCGCGCCACTCGATCAGCGCGTCAGCCTGAGCAGTGAGTTCTTCCTCGGTGGTCCCGGTCAGTGCCGAGACAGGCACCTTTTTGCCTTCGCGGTTGGCGATCTTCTGGCGAAGCGCCGCCAATTCCGCTTGCTCGGCGCGCTTTTCGGCCTCCTGCGCCCGTTCGAGAGCCTTCTGCAGCTCGGACTTCTTGGCGTCCTCGATCTTCTGCAGCTCGGCCCGTGCAGCAGCGAGGTCACGCTCGGCCTTCCGGCGGGCCTCGCGCTCCGCTTTCAGTGCCTTCTCGCCGCCCTCGCCCAGGGCCTCGTCGTTCTTACCGGCATCGGTTGCGCCGCCGGTGTTCTCGTTGTCGGCCCCGGCGGTGTCGGCGTCGCCGCCAGCGTCAGGGATCAGGTTGTCGTCAGGCATCGCGCCATCTCCTTTTGGTGTGGATCGCCTGCGTCGCGCAGGCAGCGCCCCGGCCGCGTCGCGCGGTAGGGGAAACTCAGGGGTGCGGCTACTCGTCGCCGTCGTCGTCGGCCGCCAGGAACGCCTGGCGCGCCGGTGAGCGGTTCAACCGGTCGAGCAGCATCTGCTTGTAGCCGAGCCGCCACATGTCGGCCAGAACGCCCTGCCCGGCAAAGGGATTGCCGTCGCCCGGCGTCGCGGTGCGGCCGGCCTGGCGGGCCGCCACAATGTCGTCTCGCCTCGTCATTGCAGGAAGTCCTCTTGCAGCGGGTTACGCCAGTTCGCGCGGCCAGACAGGATCGACTCGCGCAGCAGTTGCTTTGTCAGACGACCGTTCTCGTCGAACCACGCGGCCAGCTCGTCGCTCATCCACGCACGCGCGGTGCGCTCGTTGACGTGCCAAATGTCGGTCGGGTCGACCTTGCCCTCGTACTTGCGTTTCAGCATGTAGCCGTTGGTCGCCTGCTCGGCCTGCCAATACTGCTCGGCGGCCTTCTCGGTGAACACGCTCGACAGCAGCTCGTCGAAACCCTTGCCCTTGTGGCCCTCGGCGCGGGCCTGCGCCATGAAGTCGCGGCGGCGCAGCTTCTCGGGGTCGACGCCGAGCACCTCGGCCTCCGCGTCGATCGGGTCATAGCCCTGCTCGATCAGCTCGCCGATGCGGTCCCAGCGGGCACGGTCCTCGGCCTCTTTCTGCGCAGCCTTGGCGGCCTGGCGCTCGGCCTTCCGGCGTTCACGCTCAGCAGCTTTGGCGGCGGCCTGGCGCTCGGCTTCTTCGAGCGCGTCCATCTCGGCGACCAGCCGGTCGATCAGTTCCTCGTCGCCGACCTCGATCGCCGCGTTCAGCTCGGCCTCGACAACGTCGAGAGTGCGCGGCGCGGGTGGCAGCTCGGGCTCGGGCTCCGGTGCCCGTTCCAGCGCCCGCAGCGTCGGGCTCGGCGGCAGCTCCCGCACACCGGCCACGTCGGGCCGCTCCGGTGCGGCCTCCAACGCGCGCAGCGTCGGCGTCGGCGGCAGCTCCCGCACCACCGACAGCACCTCGCCGTCGATCACCTCGGCCGGGTCCGGTGCGGCCTCCAACGCGCGCAGCGTCGGCGTCGACGGCAGCTCCCGCACACCGATCGCCTCAGCGACTTCGGGCACCTCGGCCGCGCCGGTGCTCGATCCGGCGGGCAGCTCGGGCCGCCGGGGTGCGGGCGGCAGGTCGATGCGCTCGGCGAGCACCCACGTCGGCGGCCGCACCATGCCCGGCGTCTTCGGCGCGGGCAGCACACCGCCGATCACGTTGCCCAGCTCGTCGACCACGCGCGTGCTGTAGGCGTAAACCGCTGTGCGGCTGTAGCTGTCGGTGAAGCCGTAGCGCCGGTACTCGGCGACAGCCTCGACGAGGCTGCGCACCGCGCGGGCCAGCCCGGCGGCGTCGTCGACGGCCAGGCGCGCGTCGTCGGCCGTCGAGCGCAGCGAGCGCAGCAGCTTCCGAATGTCGTTCAACGGGGCGCGCAGCCGGTCAGGCAGCTCGGCCGCGTCCAGCGGCAGACTCTGCAGCGTGGCCAGCGCGCTACGCGCACGGTCGGCCAAATCGAGCCCCTGCTCCTGCAGACGGTCCACCGTGGCGGCGGTCTCGGCCGCCCTCGACCGAAGCGAAGCCAGGTCGCGCACCTCGCGCGCGTTCGCGGCCGTGGCGCGGGCCGCCTCCCCGGCGTCGACGACGAGCTGGCGCGCGCCGACCGCAACGAACGCCACGTCGTCGATGACCGAGCGGGCCTCGTCGGCGAGCTGCTTCGTCGCGTGCGCGATCGCCTCGGTGTCCTTGATCGTCTTGTCGACCAGCGTCAGCGCCCGATTCGCGCCGCCGGTGACGCGGGCCGCGCTGCCGAGCGCCTTGTCGGCGGCGTCGACGACGACCTTCACATCACGCAGCACCGGGTACGCGCCGCCCGCATACTTCGCGGCCGCGTCCGTGACCGTCTTGACGTGTCCAGTGATCCGCGCGGCGGTGCCGACGTAGCTGTCGGCGCGGGACACGATGCGCTGCGCCGACGCGACACGATCGCGGGCCGCGCGGGCAATCTGCGCCGCCTGCTCGTGGTTGCGCTGAAACAGCCTGCGCTCGCCGATGAACCGCCCGGCGTCGTCGCGGCGAAACGCCGTCGCCGTGTCCTCGGCCGCGACCTTCTCGCGCGGCTGGCTGCGCCGGGCCTGGCCGCCGCCGGGAGTGCTGCCCTCGGCGCGTGGCCGGCCACGCGGGCGGCGCTTGCGTCCGAGCCGTTCCTCGGCGCGGCGCTCCATCCGGTCGGCGATCTTCCACTCGGGCAGCAGATAGCCGTCGTCGTCGCGGGACACCGCGTTGTAGTCGTCGAGCCAGTCGTAGACGTAGCCCGGCGGCGTGTAGCCGTCGCGCACCGGCACCGCGATGCACTTGCAGTGATCGTGGCCGCGCACATCAGGTGTGTGCGGCGAAGCCTCGGCGGCCGCCTTGGTTCGGTACAGGCCAGGCGCGCCGCGCTCCCCCACGGTCAGCACGCGGGTCGCCAACATGCGGCAGAATCCGCACGCATTCGCCGATGCGTACCGAGTCCAGCGCACGCCCTCACGCTCGGCGTTGTCGTTGACCGTGCGCCGGGACTCGTCGAACACCCAGCGCGTCGACGAGCCGACGATCGCCGTGCCTGGATCGCGCTGCAGCACAGCCCAACGACCGGACTTCGCCAGGCGCTGCCGCGACGGCAGCTCGGCCGGCTCGGGCAGGAACAGGCGCTCGCTGGCGATCCGGCGCACCGGCCGAACCATGTTCTCGCCGTACCACTGCGCCGTCATCTCGCCCGACGCGACGACGAACGGCTCGATCAGCTCGGGATAGGCGTCGGTGACGAGCTGCAGCCCCTCGGCGGTGCTCAGCTCACCCATGCGCGACACCAGTCGGCGGCCAGCGTTACCGGCCTCGATCGCCAACTGCTGCAGCGCGCCCTGAAACTCAGGAACGGCCTGCGTCATCGCTATCAGCCGGTGACTCGTCGACGGTCTGCCGAACCTCGTTCAGCGGCGGTGCCTCGGCGGGCGGCGGGGGCGGCTGCTGCAACAGCCGATCCACCAGCGACTTGACGTTGCCGCCGCGAATGGCCTGCTTAATGGCGGTGATCTGCTGCTGCGTCATGCCGGGCACCAGCGGCAGCAGGTACTCGATCGGCACACCCTGCCCGGCCAGCTTCGTGACGCCGTCGACGACAGCGCCGAACGAGCGGGCCTCGGTGTCACGCCAGATAACCTCGGCCTCAACGTCATCGGGAATGCCGTTGCCGTCGAGGTCGGCCAGCTCGTCGTCGTCGAGGTCGTCCTCGTCGTCGCGGGTTGCGCGGTCCATCGCCACCGCGAGGCGCAGCGCCTGCTCCCAGGACTCGCCGAAGCTCTCGCGCTTGGCGGCCAGCTTGCGCTGCTGGTTGGCCTCGGCGGCGGCCAGCGCCTCGGCGCTGACGTTAATCATCTTGCCGGTGACCTGCGACGGGCTGATCTGAGCGACCATCGCCACGTGCTGCAGCATCTCGTCGAGCACCGCGTTGTACGGCTCGACGCTCGCCGGCGGGAACGCCTGCGCCTTCACCTCGGGGTCTTCAAACGTCCACACGCGCAGCGCAGACGCCTTCAGCACCTTGTCTTTCGAGCCCGTCCAGCCGCTGATAACGCGCTGCGGGTTCGCGCCGAACCGGCACACGATCAGCCGGTCAAAGTTCACAGAGTTGATCGCCTGCTGCAACAGGATCAGCGGCGCAATCTCGCCGACGATCATGTCGTCGGCGTCGCGCGCGTTGACGAAACGCACCACAGGGCAGACAGGTTCGCCCTCGAACACCGCATGATGCGGCGTCACGGACAGCACCTTGCGCAGCCGCAGCGGCCGCGTCTTGCCGCCCTCAATCTCGGACTTGGTCAGCGCGCCGAAGTCGAGTTCGTAGACGTACTTGTCGTCGTAGAGCTGGCCCAGCCGGTGCGGCTTCGCATCCTTCTGCGTCACCCACGTCTCGACGGCGTACTGCGGCCAGGCGTCGAGCACCGGGTCGTCGTACACCGCGAGCAGTTGACGCGGCGAACGGGTGCGCAGCACCGGGCCGTCGTCGCCGGGCAGCACCGTCACGTAGGCCGCGCCGTAGGTCAGCGCCGGGCGGTACACCTCGGCCTGGCGCGCGTCCATGCGGTTGCGCTGCCAAATCTCCCAAGCCGGGTGATTGTCCGTCGCGCCGACCGTGCGGTAGCCGACCACAGACAGGTTCTGCGCGAACGAATCCCGCACCAACGCCAGCACGTTCTTGACCGACAGGCGCGCCAGCTCCTTGACCTCGTCGCTCGCGCCCTCGGGAACCTCGGGGATGCCGCGCAGCCCCTTCGTGTACTCGTAAATGCGGTCGAGCCACGCCAGCTCGGTGAGCTGCAACTGCCACAGATCGGCGACGAGCTTGCCGACCTGGCTCTCGTCCAAAGCGTCGTCGGGCCACTCGAAATCGTCGAGGTCGTCGTCGACGGTGTCGATCGGCTCGTAGTCCACAGGGGCCGGGATTGCGGTCGTCATCGAGCCCCCTCTCACACGAACATTGCGCCGCCGCCCTTGCGGGCCGCCGGGCGGCGGGTCTCAGCCGCGCCGAGCAGCGCCAGGGTCACAGCGACTAGCGGATAGATGGATGCGGTCGGGTCGCGGCGGTCGTATCCCCAACCACCGGCGTCCCTGATTGGTCTCTTGCGTGCGCCTTGAACGGCGTCGGTGACGGCGTCCTGGTCGCCGTGCGTCAGCGTCTCGGCCTTGATGCTGTCCTCAAACAGGCCGCACGCCTTCGCCATATCGTTGGCCGTCGTGATGCGCACCTTGACGCGGCGCGCCTTCAAGTCCGGTGCCAGCGCGGCCGCCGGGGAAGCCGAGTCGATCAGCACCGGGATGCGGCGGCCGGAGTGCTCGACGATCCACTCAATCGCGGCGGCCGGATCAGCGCCGCGCCACACTTCCTCGATGTGGTGGCCGTCGTCGTTGCCGTCCTCGTCGATCATGCGCCACGCTGCGCCGACCGAAATGTCGCGGCCGTGCGACATGTCGACGCCGAGCGCGTCGGGCCGGGCGTCCAGCTCGGGGCCGAGGTCGGCCAGCGACCGCCAAATCGTCGGCTTGACGATCGGCTGGTGAACCGCGTACTCGTCCCAAATGCCCATCGCCTCGCGGCGAAAGCTGTCATCCGACAGCGCTTTCCGCATACGCAGGATCGCGCGGGCGCTCGTGCGGTGCGGGTAGCTCGGGTTCATCTTGCGCCACTGGCTGCGGTCGTCGAGGTCGGCGTCCCGGTCGGCCGAGATTTCGACGAAACCCACGCCGTCGGCCTCGCCGGTGATGGCGTCGTGCCGCAGCATCGTGAACACTTCGCCGGGATCGGTCGGCTTCGGCGGCGTCCCAGCCAGGATGATGAGCGGGTTAGGTGCCGCGTTCGTCGCGGGCACCATGTCGTCAATCGCGTTCTCGGTGAGAATCTGCGCCTCGTCGAAGATCAGCACGTCGACACCGGCGAAACCACGACCGAAACCGCGTTCACGCGCGCCGAACAGGATTCGGGAGCCGTTGGTGAAGATCACGGCTTCCTCACCGCGCGCCAGCGACACCCTCTCGATGTACGGCTCGATGCGCGGCATCTTGGCGAAGCCCTGCATCGACTTGAACGTCTCAGCGGCCGTACGGGTCCGGTGCGCCGTCCAGATCACGGTCAGCCGCCGGTCGACAGCCGCCACGCACAGCGCGAACACGATCGCACCCAACAGGTACGTCTTGCCGGTCTGGCGCGGAATCGACATGCCGAACATGTCGGCGGCGTACAGCCCATCGGGCCGCTTCGCGCAAATCAGCTTGCCGAGGTCGTCCTGCCAGCGGTCGAAACCCAGGCCCATGTGGCGGCACGTCGCGCGAACCGCCGAGAAGCCTGTCGAGACAATGCCTGTCGGCGCAACTACGTGACGTGCAACATCAGTAAGAGTTGCCGTCGAATTGCTCATCGGGTGTCGCTGCCGCAGCGGCCACGCTGTCGGGGTCGGTCTCGGCTGCGGCGTCGATTTCGGCGATCTCGTCGGTAATCTCGCGCAGCCGCTTCGTCAGCGCGGCCACGTCAGCGGCCCTCGTGTCGGGGTCGTCGAGCTTGCGCGCCACGATCGCCTGCGCGGCAACCAACATGCCGCGCAGATCGCCGTCAGCGCACGCCTGAGCGACCGATTTGGTTGGGCGGTTGTCCTGCTTGCTCACCGGGCCGAAACCACCTTCACGTCGGCCGGCAGCTGCCCGAGGTAGTTCATGTCCTTGTCCCACAGCCGCGCCACCGGGCGCAGGCACGCGGTCGACATGTGCTCGGCGACAGCCTCGGCGGCGTCCACGGTCACGAACACGTTGCGGCCCTTGTCGGCGACGACAGTCCTCGTGTCACAGGTGACAGGTGCTGCGCAGCCGGGGCACTGCACGTGCGTAGTCGCGGGTGGTTTCATGCGGGCCTCCTGGTGGTGTGGTGGATCAGGCCGCTTCGTACGGGGAAGGCTCGGGGAACAGCTTGTGCAGCTCGCGGTAGAAGCGCGGAAAGCTGCGGTCCTCAGTCGAGTGGAACGGTCGACGCAACGCGCTGGCGTCGAAACACTTCACGTCCTTGAGCTTCTCGCCGCCGTGGTCGGCCAGGTTGCCGTACAGCGAGCGCCACTGCGGCGGGTTGACCGGCTGCACGTACCGGAACAGATCGAGCACCTCGGCCATTCGGCGGCGGTCAACCTCGATCGGCATATGCAGCTCGTAGCTGGTCGGTTTCTCGATGCCGTGCGCCTGCAGGCAGGTTCGCGTCAGCGTCAGCGACTCAAGCCACCAGCCGCCGTTGCGCTGCACGCGCGGCAACCGAATGTGGTCGTCGAGCGAGCAGCGGAACGCGGCCGGCGCGGCGTCGACCGGCTCGGTCACGAAAAAGTCGTCATTGAAGATCACGACGCGATCGCTCAGGTCGTCACGCTCGACGGCGAGCCGAATGTTGTTGTAGACGTTCGCGTGCGTGCTCGGGCCTTTGTTGCCCTCGATGTACTCGACGTTGCGCACCCACGGCGGCATGTAGCCGACGATCACGACCCGGTCGTGCGGGAAGTTCTCTGCGAGGCTGCGCAAGCTGTAGCGCAGCTCGTCATTCTTGTCGCCCGGCCGCACCGGGTAGATCACGTCCATCAGCCCTGCTGCTCGCCTTTCTCGGCGCGGCGCTGGCGGGCGCGCGCCTGAATCTCAGCGAGCGTGATCGGCTGGCCCGGCCGCAGCGGCCGCTGCAGTTGTTCCTCGGTTGGTTTCGGCTGCACCGGGTTACCGTCCTGGCAGGCGATCGCCGCGTTCGCCCAGTGCATCGCTTCCTCAAGCGCCGTGAGCGCCAGCGCCTTATGCCGACTCGGCGGCAGGTGCTCGTCGAGGTAGCGCGCCAGCTCGCGGCACGCGGTGCGCACACCCTCGTGTGCGTTCTGCCGGGCCACGGTGTTGGCCGGGTGGTACGTGAAGCGGTTGGCGATTTCGACCGCCGACTCTGGTGTCGCGTAGCTCATTCCGAACCACCGCTCAGCGAGTCAAAATAGTCCTGCAACCTCACGACACCCGCCCGATCTGGTAGACCTGCCCGCCGGTCGCCAGCAGCGCCGGGCACACAACGTCGAGGTCGGCCGCCGACAGCGGCACCTCCGACACCACGGCGTCGAGCTGCAAGCCGCGCACAGCCGTGTTGACCGTGCGCGCCCCGATCGGCAGCGAGCGGGCAATGTTCAGCTCGCGGGCGAGCTGCTCGGCGCGCGGCTTCGTCGCCGCGACAACCGCGATCACAGCCGCCCCTCGATGAAGTCGGCGAAGTCCGACGCCGCCTCGACGATCGTGCCGTCGTGCGTGCCCTGCTCGACCGCGCGCGACGCAACAGCCAGCACGTCGATCAGCACACGCGCCTTCTCGTACGCATCCATTCCTGGTGTTCCTCCTGGTGTAGACGCGCCTACAGCAGACGCGCCGATGTAGGCACGGCTACACGACCGCGCCCCGCATGAGCTGCGAAAAAAAGCTAGGGGGTAGAAAACCGCCT